GGTGCTGGACATGGGCAGCATCGCGCTGGAAAAGGGCGTCGAATACCAGCTCTATTTCGCCGCCTCCAACAACTTCTACCCGCCCTCTGTCCAGCCCTCTTGGGTCGTCGCAAACGACTACGTCAACATTACAAATGGAAGCGCCTATTACGGCGATGACAGAAAGCTTATTTTTTCAGGAACGGTAGGTTTAACTGTGCCTGTGGAAGCTGGTTGGACAATCAATGATTACCTGACCATTGCGGATGCCACTCGGTGGATTGATAACGTGAAAGCCATTCGTTCCAAATGCAGTGGCAATAGTTCTACCCCGGAAACTCCCGAGGCGCTTAGTTATCATTTTGCGGTTATCAATCAAGTAGAAAAAGTTTTGTCTGACATTGAAGCGATGGCAAAAGACCATTTACTTTATTGTTCAGATACAATATGCGGAGGTGAACCCTATTATGCATTTTGTTGACCGAAAGGCAAAATATCCCGGGCGTTGGACTATGATGAAATCTGATGGCGCATCAGAAATCATCACTTTGATTCGTAATGATGAACCTGTTGTCGAGGGTACTCCAATGAACGCCGACACCCTCAACACTCTGAGCGATGTTGCAGGGGCTGACATTGCAAGGGAAAAGGCGGAAGCCGCCGCAACCGTTGCGTCAACCGCAAAAGACGCTGCTGAATTAGCCGCAAACTCTTCGGAAAAAAGTAAAGACGCTGCGGCGAAGAGTGAAGCTGCGGCGAAGCAGTATTCGGACAATGCAGCGGCTATCGTAAGCACCGACCCCACCTTGACCGTCAAGGGCGCTCCCGCAGACGCCAAAGCCGTGGGCGACCGTATCAACGCCATCAAAATCGAGACCGACAAGACCCTCACCCTCTCCGGCGCGGCGGCGGACGCTGCGGCGGTGGGCGGCATCGTGCTGCCCCGGGTGGTGGTGCATACCGAGGCGGGCAGTTCCGTCGTCCTTTCGGACGGCGAGAAAGACGTGAGCGGAGTGGCTGCGGACGGCAGCTTTTCTACGGCCCTGCCCCACGACGGAGAGTGGACCGTTACCGCCACGCTCGGCACCGGCGCGGCCACGGAGACGGTGCAGGCTGAGTATTGCCGCACCAAGACTCTGACCCTGACCTACTACACCCTGACCGTGACAGCCAAGGCTGGCAGCACCGTCACCGCCCAGTGCGGAGACAAGACCGTGACCGGCACCGTGCCGGAGAGCGGAAGCATCAAGCTGTATCTGCCCATCGCTGGCACATGGACCGTGACGGCCACGCTGGGCGACGAGACCACCGAGGGCAGCGTGGAGGTGAGCGAGTACAGGGATTATCCCCTTGAGCTTACCTACGTCCACATCTACGGCGCGAGCTGGGACGGCACCAGCACCACCAAGTGGAGCCGCACCGACGAGGCAGCGGAGTTTACCGACCCCGTGCCGTATGTAGCGGGGGCAAGCAGCTATGGCAGTCCTTTCGACGGCTTGCAGCCCTGGGCGGGCATGGTAAAGAGCGAACGCACCGGCGGCACGATGGTCAGCATCCCGAAATTTTGGTACAAGCTGACCCAAAACGGCAGGGGAATGACCATCCAGATCGCCGACCGCGCGGTGGAGGGTTACAGCGTCAGCCCCGCCCACATGGACAGAGGTGACGGCCACGGCGAGCGGGATGTGGTGTATATCGGCAGATACCACTGCAACGGCACCTATAAGAGCGGCACCGGCAGCCCCAGGGCGAACATGACCCGCTCTTCGGCCCGCTCCGGCATCCACAATCTCGGCTCGACCATCTGGCAGAGCGATTTTGCCATGCGGTTTACTGTCTGGCTGCTCTATATCGTCGAATTTTGCGACTGGAACAGTCAGGCGAAAATCGGCTATGGATGCAGTCCGAACAGCAACACCTTCGCAATGGGCTACACCGACTCGATGCCCTACCACACCGGCACCGATCAGAGCAGCCGGGCCACCTACGGCGGCACGCAGTACCGCAACATCGAGGGCCTGTGGGATAACGTGTTGGACTGGTGCGATGGCTGCTACAACAACGGCAACGGCCTGAACATCATCTTGAATCCCTCCGAGTTCAGCGACAGCGGCAATGGCACGGCGGTCGGCGTTCCGTCCAATGGCTGGCCGTCCGCATTCAATGTCAAGACAAACGGCGGCTTCCCGACGTTTATCCCCACATCCGCGTCCGGTAATGACGCAACGTACTCGTGCGATTACTGGCACTTCAGCTCGTCGTACCCGTGCCTCTACGTCGGTGGTTACTATAGCCACAACTCCAACTATGGTTTGTTCTACGTCAACTACGCCGCCGCGTCGAACTATTACGGGTACATCGGCTGCCGCCTCCAGGAACTCCCCAACGGGGGAGTCTGAGGGGGCCGCAGCCCCCGCAGATAACCGCGCCGTAAGGCGCTGAACTTTATATGGGACTGTCTGTGCATTGCCGGTGTTTTTTTGTTCTCAGGCCTCGTGCGATAACTGGAACTTCAGCTCGTCGAACCCGTGCCTCTACGTCGGTGGTAACTATAGCCACTACTCCTACTATGGTTTGTTCTACGTCTACTGCAACGCCGCGTCGAACTATTACGGGTACATCGGCTGCCGCTTCCTTTTTGATATTTCCAACCTCATATATTTTGGCACAGACAGCCGCACACCCCACGGTGAAGATAGGCATTTTGGGAGCGGGCTAGTACACCCCGCAAGGGGCGCTGGAACGTCCGTACAGCTAAAAGGAGGGTATCCCATGAAGAGAGCTGGAAAGCTCTTTGATACGTTAATCTCAGATGATAATCTGTTACGCGCCATCGACGAAGTGAACCGCACCCACCGCTGGAATCGAGGCCACAAGCCCAACACCTGTACGGCGTGGGTGGAAGAGACCAAGCCGCAGCGGGTGGAAGACCTGCGGCGAATACTCGTCGGCGGCTTTGAGCCGAAAAAGCCCCATGTCAGCCAGCGGTGGGACGCGAACGCCCGGAAGTGGCGCACCATCAGCGAACCGGCCCAGTGGCCCGACCAGTATGTTCACCACGCCCTCATCCAGGTCTTGCAGCCCAGGATGATGCAGGGAATGGATTTTTACTGCTGCGGATCCATCCGGGAGCGCGGGCCGCACCGGGAGAAGAACGCCATCCAGCGCTGGATGAAGTACGACCGCAAGGGGACGAAGTACGAGTTTTGCGGCGACATCCGCCACTTTTACGACAGCCTGACCCCGGAAGTCGTCATGGCCCGGATGCGGCAGCTCTACAAGGACTGCCGCGTCCTCGACCTCATCCGGCGCATCATCCGGGACGGCGTAAAGCTGGGGACGTACACTTCCCAGTGGTTCGCCAACGCCGTCTTACAGCCCCTCGACCAGCTCATCCGGGAGAGCGGCTTGTGCAAGCATTACGCCCGGTATATGGACAACATCACAACCTTCGGGCCGAACAGGCGCAAGCTGAAAAAGCTCCGCTTACTGGTCGAAGACTGGCTTGACGCCCACGACCTGCAGCTCAAGGGCGACTGGCAGGTGTTCCCGGTGGCAAAACCGCAGCGCAAAGTGCCGCTGCTCCCGCCCCGGCGTGGCTATGAGCGCACCAAAGGCCGCCTGCCGGATGCCGTAGGCTATCGCTACGGCAGAGGGTACACCATTCCCCGCAAGCGGAATCTGCTGCACATCAAGCGGGCGCTGGCGCGGTATCGCAAGCGCAGGCGGCAGGGGAGGCCCATCACGCCCAGAGCGGCAGCAAGTCTGCTCTCGCGCCTCGGACAGCTCCGGCACTGCAACAATTATCATCTCTATCAATGGCTGTTTCGGGGAGAGCGGGTCGTCCGCGACCTGAAGCACGTCGTCCGAGAGCATCGGAGAAAGGAGAACCTGACGTGGACTATGTTTTTGGCACAGAGGGCGGCGCTGAAGTCCTCAAGACCATCGGCGACGCTCACACCGGTCTGACCGGCTACCACCAGCTTGAGCGGGAGTATCCCGACCAGACCATCACCGACAGTTTCCGGGTCATCCGCAAGCTGCGCAGCGCGGAGGACGCGGAGGGGCGCTGCTATGACTGGTACGAGATCGACCGCCACTACCGGATGACCGACAAGACCGGACCCGTGGCGGAGCAGCTGGCAAAGACTGCCGCAGAGATGGAGGACGCCCTGTGCGAGCAGGATATGGAATCACAGGAGCGGCTGGCGACTATCGAGGACTCGCTGTGCGAACTGGATGCCGCTATTAACAACAAGTAAGGAGGTAGTATATGGATAAAATCTGGGCAAACCGCCTGATTGCAGGCACTAAAACTTGGGCAGAGATGCCCGCAAGCCGCCGCGCCGGAGTCAAAGCCGAGCTGGCGAGGCGGGTGACAGACGGCGAGATCAGTGAAGAGGATTATAAGCGCATCACCGGGGAGGACTATTACAATGGATAAACTGCTGGAGCTGCTGGAAAAGCTGGTGCGGGCTATCTTTGGCCCGGGGGACAAGCAGGATGCCGAAGAGGCAAAGCCCGCACCGGAGCCTCACGACCCCCCCGGGGCAGAGGCTGTAACCGGCTGGGAGGGGGAGCCGCCCTACCGTTACATCGACGTGAGCCGGTATCAGGGCAAAATTACCCTCGACGGCTGGCTCAAGGTCAAAGCGGCTGGTTACAAGGGCGTCATGCTCAAGACGGTATCCACCAACTACAAGCTCTCCAAGCGGTCGGACGGCCTGTATATCGACCCGACCTTTGAGACCAACTACCGCAACGCCCGGGCTGCCGGGCTGGACGTGGGCGTCTACTACTACACCTACGCCACCAGCGAGGCCATGGCCGATGCAGAGCTTGCCCTGCTGCGGCAGGCGGTGTACGGCAAGGAGTTTTCTCTCCCCATCTGCGTGGACGTGGAGGAAAACAAGCTCAAGCAGCTGTCCACGCTTGACCTGTCCAATCTCACCGCCTATGCGCTGGAACAGGTGGAGCGGATGGGCTTTTACGCCCAGCTCTACACCTACACCGGTTACAAGTATGAGCTGGACATGGCGAGGCTGTCCTCTCGGTGGGACGTCTGGCTGGCCGACTACACCGGCAAGACGCCCAAGGTCGATTTTGCCTACAACGCCCACCAGCACACCAGCAAGGGCGCTGTGCCGGGCATCTCCGGCGACGTAGACCTCAACGTGACCACCATCAACTATCCGAAAATCATCCGCAAGAAGGGCCTGACCCGTCTCCGGGAGGGCAAATGACCGAAAAAGAAGCTTTGCTGTGGGTGCTGGGCATCCTGGGCAGCCTGTGCGCCGCAGCCATCACCATCGACAAGGTGCTGGAAATCATCCACAAGTACATCAAAAAGGCGCAGGAGCCGGACAACGTGCAGAACAAGCGGCTGGATGAGATGGACAAGCGCATCGGCACCTTGGAGCAGGGCCAGCTTCAGCACACGCAGGCCCTCGCCCGTGACCTGCGCCGCTTTGAAGAAATCGACGAGGTGAGCCGTCTGACCCTCGACGGGGTGCGCAATCTGCTGGACGCGCAGCTGTCCGGCAACAACCGCGAGGGGATGCAGAAGAGCCGCGCCGACATCGACAACTATCTGTTAAAAGGAGTGACCAATCATGGAAGCACTGGCAACTAAGCTTTTTGACCTTATCCCTGCCCCGGTGGCGGCAGTGCTGATGCTGGGGGGCTTTATCTTTTACGCCCTCGGCTGCATCCGGCTGGGCTATGGCGCAGCGGTAAAGCCTCTGGTGCTTGACCTCATCGAGCGGGCAGAGCAGGAGATTCAGGGGACAAAGAGAGGCGCAGAGCGCAAGGCGTGGGTCGTCAAGATGCTCCGGGCCGCCCTGAGTACCAGCAAATACGGCAGGCTCATCAGCTGGGCCATCACTGATGAGACCATCGGTGCGGTCATCCAGTTTTTCTTTGACCGCATGAAAGCGGCGCTGGAAAAGGAGTAAGGAGGTTATTATGGCAAGCACTACATACGCACAACAATGGCTGAAACAGGCTGTTTTTGTAAATGAGTTTAACTTTTTCAGCCTCAAAAGTCGAACTCGTCACCAGTTTGCCGTGCTTGGCACTATGGTGCGCAACGCCGGACAGCTCCCGCAGCCCTTCTGGCTCGGTGCTGCCTGTGGCGGCGGCTCGTGTAGTGCTGCCCGCTGCGCTGCAAGGACTTGACCGACAGCAGATGACCGCTGCCATCAAAAACGCACCGCTTGGGAGGGTAGACCGTAAGATAGCCTTACTGCGGTACGTTGAGCGGCTTCCGCTGCCGGACATTGCAGCACAGACCCATTACAGCCGGACGGCGGTAGGCTACCGGCTGAAAGGCATTGAAAAAATGCTGGATTTGTGATATACTATTTGTACCGTCCGAAGTAGAGTACACACACTTCGGAGAAACGTGTACAGAGAGCCAGCGGAAGAACGTTTACCCGCTGGCTTTTCTTTTTGCACGATTTGTGGTATAATAACATCAACAAATCCACCCGGCCTCTCGAAGAAGCACAACAGGGTGGATATTTGAAAGGCTACGGCCTTTGTAGAGAGCGGCATTGTCTGCGGGCGGTTCCGCTCTTGATTTTAGACTTTGCCATTTCGGCGGCATAAAAAATCCCCCTGCTTTGTCGAAGCCCTGCGTGCCACGCTGGGTACTTGTAGGCAAAGTGGGGGATTTTTGCTTTATACACACTAGTTTTGTCGAAGCCATTGCCATATATTGGATATTGTGATATTTTAGTATCGCACTCCAATGTGTGCTTCTTTACAGTTAAGCGCTTATGCGGATTTTTCCGTGTGGGCGCTTTTCTTTTACCCTTGCAACTCTTCTACTGATACGTTGCAGGCCGCAGCAATTTTCTTGAGCGTGGTCATCCGGATAGGTTTCCTGGCTTCTGCGTGTTGGATGGTCGCGGTAGACAACCCGGTCTTCTCCGACAACGCACGAATGGTCAGCCCAGCGTTTTCCCGAGCGGCCTTGATTTTTACGAAAGACACCCCGAGTGTCTTGTAATCGGGCGACATATACCCGATTTGGAACATGCCCTGCTGCTGCAACGGCAATGCTTTGAGCGCAAAGCTGTTATCCACGTCCTCAAGGTCTACATCCTTCAGGACGTAAGCGCAGGCGTTGTCAAGCTCCGGGGTCATCTTGTGGAGCTTATGTGCCAGCGTAATTTTCATCATCACGCCACGCACGGGAAATTTCGTAGCGTTGTCAAGGTCTGCCTGATTCATGCGGTCGGAGTTGCAGGCTTCATCCAGCAAGCGGTAGAGCTTTCCGAGATTTTTGATAGTGGTGTTTTCCATATTCGTTGCCTCCGTTTTCTTTTACTATACTGATTATACCACAAAACTGCTACAAGTGATACAGGCATAGTCGCCAGACTTTGCCTTATTTTTTTTGTTCGTTTTGTAGCAGTTGTATCAGTTTATATTTGTCCTTCGTTTGACGTTCGTTGTCTTTCGCTTTTTGCTGATGCGATACACTAGGAGCACAAGGAGGGATGTTTTATGAGCTATTATCCGACACCCGGAGCGCCCTACGTTCCGCAGCAGCCTGTCAATCCTTACGGCGGCATGGGCACAGTTGGGCTTGCCACTCCCCTGCCGAACACGCAGATGCAACAGGCACAACCGCAGCGTCCACAGCCGATGAATGGGCAGCAGCCTGTTCAGCAGTCGGCGCAAGACGGCGGTTGGCTGCTTGGCAGACCTGTGTCCAGCAGGGAAGAATTTTTGGCAATACCGTCTGACCTGTACGGCAGACCGACCTACTGCCCAGATTTGCGCAGCGGTGTGATCTACTGCAAGCGGCTGAACCCGGACACTTGTGAATCCTATGTACAGGAGTTTTACAGCCCAGAAGCATGGCGGCAGATGCAGGCGCAACAGGCACAGCAGACCGCTGCACCGACACAGCAGTATGTGCCTATTGAGGAGTATAACGCCCTCGTCCACAGGCTGGATGAACTGGAAAAGTGGCAGAAAAGCTTTTCTAAGCCCGCTGCCACAGCAAAGAAAGGAGAATAACAATGTCCTCTCCGTTTGATGTGATTACGCACAGCCCCATCATGCAGCTTGCAAATTTGGCTCGTGCCGGACAGAACCCTATGGGGCTTATCCAGCAGTTGAGCGGGCAAAACGCCCCTATCATGCAGGGCTTGAACCTGATTCAGGGCAAAAACGAAGCACAGCTCCGAACGATGGCGCAGAACCTCGCCAAAGAGCGGGGCATCGACCTGAATCAACTGGCAAGTGCTCTGAACCTGACGCTGCCCCGGTAAAGCATCCCTCTAAGCGAAACGCTTCTCAGTTTTGCGGACTTGATAAAAACCGCTTTTATTTGGCTTCGCCCACCGCACACGGCGGTGGGATGGCATAACGCAAAACTGAAAGGAGTTTTGTTATGGACGATTTTGCAACTGGTTATCTGGCTGGGCAGGACGGCGGCAATAACAACGGCGGATTTTTCGGCAACGAAGGTCTGTGGGCGGTTATCATCCTCGCCATCATCTTCGGCTGGGGTACAAACGGCTACGGTCGAAACGGTGGTGACAACGGCATGAACAGCTACATCCCCTATCTGGTCGGCACTGGCGCAACTGGTCAGGGTGGCGCAGATACTCGCGCGGCGCTGTCTGAGGGCTTCTACCAGCAGGACACTTCCCGTTCTCTGGCTGGCATCCAGAGCGGCATCTGCTCTCTGGGCTATGACCAGCTGGTGCAGATGAACGGCGTGAACGCCAACATCGCAAACGGCTTTGCGGGCGTGAATAGCGCCATCTGTCAGCTCGGCTACCAGAACGCACAGCTCGTGAACGGTCTGGAACGCAGCGTGTCCAACGGCGACAACGCCATCAGCCTCGCCATCATGCAGGAGGGCAACGCACGGCAGGCGGGTCAGACCGCACTTTCCACGCAACTTGCATCTTGCTGCTGCGAGAACAAGCAGCTCATCGGCGACCTGAAGTACACCATTGCACAGCAGGACTGCGCTACACGTCAGGCTATCGCAGACAACGCCCGCGCCATCGTGGACAACTGCAACGCCAATTTCCGCAGCATGATGGACTACTTCACGCAGGATAAGATTGCCACTCTGACCGCTGAGAATCAGAACCTGAAGTTCGCCGCTTCTCAGGATCGTCAGAATGCGCTTCTGACCACTGTGATGTCCCAGCAGACCGATACCATCCTTAATCGGGTCAATCCTCGTCCGATTCCCGCTTATCAGGTGGCAAACCCTAACGTGGGCGTGAACTGCTGCTGCGGCTGCTAACCTACACACTCCCCGATAACACCGGGTGAACCATCGGGGCAGGGGTAAGACACCTCTGCCCCTGATTTTATAGGAGGAAAACACTATGGCTTGCAAAACAAGCTGCAAACTCTGCCCGCACTTGGTCATCAGCCAGGCGGTCACGTTCGCCAACGACACGCTGACTATCAACATCCCTGCCGGGTCTTACGCTGCGGGCGAAAAATATTGTATCGTGGTTGCTCAGAGCTTGCCGGACACGACCACCATCAATGCCCCTGTGGTTATTACCATTGGCGCAGGCACGACCGCATACCCTCTGACCGACTGCAACTGCGCTCAGGCGACCGCTGAGAGCATCCACACCCGCACCCGCTACGCTACCCGTGTAGCAACATCTGCGACCGGCACAGGCACGTTCAAGTATCTTGGCTGCTTCTGCCGCTCACACGCTGGCGCGCCCGCGTCCATTTCTTGAGGAGGTGTAGATTATGGGCAAGAACAATTTTCGCCGCATGATGATGCTCCGTGACCACGACAAAGACCGTGAGCCGGAACGTGACCGCCTTGAGGAAGAGCGTGACCGCAGGGAGCGTGAGATGGAACGCCGTCTGCGCAAGCTGGAAGGCGGCAACGACCGCTATCCCTACTATCCGCAGGAGGAAAACCGCTACATCGACCCCTACCCTATCCCCCGCTACCCTGACGTAGAGTATGGGCGCAAGATGCCGCAAATCGGCTTCTCGCAGAACGGAAACTGGGATAAACGGTCTGGGCAGTACGAACATGGCGGTGCAGACAGCCGCTCCATCAAGATGCCACGCCAGCACCTCACCCACGATGAAGCGGAGGAATGGTGCGACAGCATGGTGAATGCTGACGGCACGAAGGGCTGTCACTGGACGCTGGAACAGACACAGGACGTTGCGAAACAGCGCAATATCACCTGTGACCCGAACGATTTCTGGGCTGTTATGAACATGATGTACTCGGATTATTGTCAGGTCGCAAAGCGTCAGTCCGTTGACACTCCGGGCTTCTACGCTGATATGGCAAAGGCGTTCCTTGAGGACGCAGATGCCGCAGATGGCAAGGCATATCTCTACTGGGATTGCATTGCTGATAAGTAAAACAGAACCCCTGTGCGGTCATTGTGACTACACAGGGGTTTATTGTTATCTCCAAATCATAAAGCACTTATTGTCTACGCAATCTTTAAGGATTTCTTTGAAGTCTTTGAACTTTGCTGGATTTTTTCTACCTGCATATCCGTAAATAATGCTATCGTCATAATTACCTATAACTTTCAAGATTTCCTTGCAAGCACCGTATCGGATTTTTCCATCACAGTCTGATTGATAAAGAAAATCTGCAATTTTGATTGGAAGTTCTTTGCTTTCAACCAATCGTTCCGTTTCGTCATCGTACGATTCAAGAGCGTGTTCTTTTTCGGGAAATGGCATATCGAAAATACTATCAAGCTTTTTATAGTGTTCTCCGACTTCCGAACCAACAAGTTCTGCAACTTTCGTTCTCAACTTGAAAAAGCCGAAATAGCCCACATCCATTTCACGCCCAGTCTTTTTGCATTTGATGGTTACACCCATGTAATTCCTCCTTTATCTCCGATTTTCTGCATGGTGCTTTTGAGATTTGGCGCATTTGCTTCCGACATTTTACGTTTGATGCCAATAATCGCTTGCGTGATTCCAGCTTTGTTTAACTGGTTTACAGACTTACGGAATACAAAATCAATGTTCATATTCGCCTTAATTGTTCCGTCATCTTCGAGATAGCAATTTGGAATCCACACGTTTTGATTGCTTCCATTGATTTTGAAACGTTTTGCTTTGTAGCAACCGTAGTCCTCTCTTATAATCAGCTCAACAGGAATACCCTTGTAATATTGCGTGTCAGTATTGTACTTTTCAGCCAGTTTTGCTTTACGTTTTGCTACCTCTGCGTTTATTTTGGCTTGTTCCTCTTTGCTTCTGTGCTTGCGTGGCTTGTATGTACGCATAATCTCTCCACCCTCATTCCCAAAGCAAACATTTTGATTTTAGATTAAATAAGTCGTGCGGATGGAATACAAGACTTTTGTCAAGTTTCACAATACTAACAACAAAAAACTTGCCGGGAACTTCTCGTTCGATTTTCGCTTTTGCTTCTTCCTTGCTGTTTGCAAACAAGACGAACGGAGTTTGGAAATGTCTGCATTTTTCGTCATCATCGTACTGGATTTCGACCCAATAGAAATTTTCCATACATCGCTCCTTTGCTATCTCAATATTTTACAGGCGGTTCAGGCAACGGCATCCAATATGTGATATTATGGATTCTGCCCTCATCATCCCGCCACTCTTTGAACTGCTCATCGTAATTTGCTATAACAACATCAAAGGAAGATTCATCAAATCCGATAACACGCGGGTCTGTATCTCCCGGAACACTATTCTTTGCACAAATCCACGAGCTTGATTTTGGCGCGCTTGATACATCGTAAGCACAATATCCGATGCACTGCGGATTGCCGTACTTCTTCATGTAATCTTCATTTCCGATTCGAGCCGCACAAACCATGTGGACATTTTTCCAACCGACACGGTCATCGTCCGTTGATTCGCTGTCGATAATAATATCTTCTGGGTCTAGTACTTTTCTTCCGATTGCAAGATTCCAGCTATTTGCAACATACTGTTTCATTTGCCATTCGTTCAGAAAAGTTCTTGCTTCTTTCATGGCATCTGCCAAAGAACCACGATGAGGTCTATAAGCAATCATAGGTCAGCCCTCCATACAACTTGACGTTTATCTTTTAATCAATTCCTTGATATACAGCGTTTCAAATTTTGTTAAATGAGGATACTCGTTTCGAGCCATCTTTTCTGCCTATTTTTCAACACTCAAAATACTTTCAAAGTCATCATCTACATCAACAACATAGCACATACACTCATGGTCGTGCTTATCATTCCAACCTTCAAAAAGAACAACAAACTTTTTCATAATGTATCTCCCATTAAATCTCAGCTTTTATTGTTGTTTCAAATAATGCGATGGAGCGTCTTTGGTATAGTACAATTCCATATCTGCCTTGTACATATCAAGTTGTCTTTTGCTATCTACAAGCGTGTTAAAGCTAAATCCCGCTGCAAAAGATACGGCTATGGACAAAATCAAGTGCGTTGCAACCCATTTACCAGCTAAGATAAACGGAATCTGAACTGCTACAGCAAAGACATCGAACAAAAGAACGCAAACTCCGTGTTTGATCATTTTCTGTAAACGGCTAATGTTTCCTTCGTAAAATTCCTTCGACCTCATCATACGTCAATCCTCCAACTCAGTTCTTTTTATCTAATACGAACTTTGCAAATTCTTCAATTTCTTCCAAATTTATGATTATTTCATACCATCCTGCTGAATGCCCTCTATCGTAAGCGTACTCCCAAATTTTTGCCGCTTTCTTTTCTGAAATCTCAAAACCGACTTCTTCTTGAATTGTCTTATAAATCTCTTTGTAGATTTCATCCCTACGCTTCATTTTTTCTTGATTCAGTCGCTTAACTTCATTGTCGTAATCATCGTTGTTCTTTTGCGCCTGCTCTTTGTTCCACTTTACCGACTTATCTTCGTCAAACACAAAATTTGATGGAACTCGCTTAAAGCCATAAGGCTTACATCCCATATTTGCCATTGCTTCGAATTTCTGCCCGATGTCAACCCACACGTCATTCATCTAAGAAATCCTCCAATTCAATCTTCCCCTCTGCCGCTGCAACCGCTAAAGCGTACACGAACTGTCCAATCGTCATTCCGTGCCGTCTGGCTTCACGATTGATGTACTTGCGTTCTTCCTCGCTCATAAGAATGGTAATACGCTTTGAACGCTTTCCATCGCCACTCGCAACACCTTGATGCGATTCCGGCATCGGAATTTTTTTCTTTGTCAAGCCAGCTTCAGCTAGTGCGCCTGGAACATCGCCTTGTTTGATAAGACGTTGAACTTTCTTCGCCCGTTTCAGCTCCTTTGGCTTACTTTCGCTTACTACGGCATTGTTTGGCTGTGTTTCGCTGTCTTTGGCTTGCTTCGGCTTAATACTGCTTAACACTGCTTCATTAGGCTGTGCATGGCTTATTTCTTCTTCCTTTGGCTCACTTCGGCTTAATGTCTGTTCTGAAAAAATAGGCTGAAAATCAAACCCGCCAAGCAGACCTGTGGATTTTTTGCTGGTTGATTTCATTTTTCTTCCTCCATTTTTGCGCCACATACTGGGCAAAAATTCCAAATCCACTTGTCGAAATCGCTTTCGGAAATCATACCACCACAATTACTGCATTTGATTGCTTGCTCTGCATGGCTGTTATCATAATCGTCCTGAATAATAAAAGTCAATCCCTCTGGACGTTCCCATGTTGCTTTTGGCTGTAAATCTTGCACATCAGCATTTCTTAACGCTCTTAACCTTTCTAACGCATCTTCCAACGCTTGATTGTCACCTTCTTCAAGAAGTCTGTTTCGATAATATTCCATCAAGGGAGCAACGTCTACAATCTTCTTACTCATTTTCTTCTCCTTTCACAATCATCTGTGCCAACGCCTTGAAATCCTCTGCGCTGGTGCTCTTTGCCGTGTCGCCGCTAAACAGGCTGTGACGCTCTGCCTGAGCCTTACGGACGCCCATAGACGGTCTAATCTTCACGTCCAGCAGGGTTGTGCCCATGCTCTGTGCAATTACAGGAAGCTGCTCCACAACCTCTTTAGACAGGTTCTCTCGGCTCTTGTACTGGTTCAGAAGCAGACCTTCAATCTTCAAAGTCGGATTGAAGTATCTTCGAACATCGCCGATGGTCTGCGAGAGCTGGCTTAAACCAGCCAGTGCGTATCGGTCTGCTGTGATGGGAACGATGATGCTGTTGGCGGCGATCAGCGCGTTCACAAGCGCAAGACCAAGCTGCGGGGGAGTGTCCAGTACAATGTAATCGTACTGCCTGGACACGCTTTCAAGTGCTTCTCGCAGCCGGAAGTTCTTACCCATATCCCGGACAAGCTGTTCATCAATGTCCTTCAATGCGTTGTCGGACGGAAGGATGTCACCAGCTTCACAGTGCTGGATTCCTTCTTCGACCGTACCCTGCCGGGTCATCACATCAAATAGGGTGCATACGTCCTCTGTCTGTGCGCCGTAAGTGTCCGTTGCGTTGCACTGGGCATCGCAGTCCACCAGCAGGACTTTCTTGCCGAGCAACTGCAACGCACCAGCCAGACAGGTGCTTGTGGTGGTTTTTCCTGTGCCGCCTTTCTGGTTGGCGACCGCTATGATTTTTGCCATTTTATCACTCTTTCTTTATTCTTTCACTGGTTCTGGCATCGGCATCCAATGGGTGAATCTCTGATATTTTGTCCTCCACCAACATTTCCCATTCCATTGAGCCGTAATCGTATGCGTTCCACAGAAATAAGGCCCATTAGAAACGCAAGACACAAGATACGTTCCCGGTTCTTCTGGTAGCCTGTCTTTCACACTAATCCATTCCATTCTTTCTCCTTTCTGCATCATCTGCTCAATGTGCTGCATCTGACTACTTCAAGAAGCTATCATCAAACGTAGCATAATCGTCAAGGTCTGCTTCTTTCAAAATTGAGTACATATAAGCGCCGGGGTCTTTTTCAATCTTATCAAGCCGTTCGCTGACAAGAACCCTGTATGCGTTCTCAATGATGTTCACAACGGCTTCCTTTTTCTTGTTAGGCTTGATGTTCGGATACTTCTCCGGCAATCTCTTTGCCACCAGCTTTGCGGTCAAGATACACTGGCTTTTAGACATCTCCGGCGCAATAGATGCCCAATCAACATCCTCGTATGCGCCGCTGCGGGGCTTTCTGGCAGGTCGTTGGCTCTTTGGAACATCTTTTAGCTCCACGCTTTCAACCTCGTTAGCTTCCACGTCTATGACTGGCTCATTAGACTTGAAAGCTACATTGAACTTCACGGCAACCGCATTGCGACCTCTCATGACCTTGTCATATTCAACGCACAGGTCTGATACTTCGTTTATTTCAGCTACCGCAATATCAATGACACGCCGCCTAAGATGCTTGAATTCTTGATAGCTAGGTTCTCTTGCACCAAGCTGTTCCCTTAATCTATCCAGCGTAATTTCGGGCTGGCTCACGCCACGTCCGATGAACTCTCGGAGAATTGAATACAGCAAAATGCTATACTGCGATTTCATATTCGCTGTGTAGCGCAAGCGATACTTGACATATCCACGCTCCGCAATGTCAAAGAAAACAGGTTGCAGAAGTGGGTTACAACATAACGACACAGTAATATTCATCAAACTAGGTTCAAAGTTTACAGTTGCTCTACTGAACAGGGGATATAGGTCAAACGAGCCTGAACCGTCACCTCTAGGAACTTCAACGGAGTTGTCGATGAAATGCTTGACCTGTGCTTTCAAATTCCTAGAGTTGATTTTCAGCCCCAAAAACTCGCAATACTCTTGTAACGTAAACTGAACCGTTGAAGTTTCAGGGTCTCTCGGATTGATGCGGCTAAGATACACTTCAAGTAACCGTAGTTCTCCTGCTGTATAATCAGTGAACTTTGCCCAAACAAGCTGTCGGCTCTTTTCAACCAAGTTCCCGCCTTTAATATCGGACAATCTTATCACGCCTCCTCTCGTATAAGAGTATATCACAAACAGGTGTACAAATCAATAGCAAGTGTACACCTATTTCCACAATCTGTACACCTAACTATCCACATTTCGTACACCTATTTCCACAATCTGTACACCTATATCCATTTTTTGTACACCTCTTTACATTATATAAAACAAGACTATTAACAAGATTATAAAATAACTTCTACTAATAGCAGAAGAAGAAAATTTTCCACAAAATCTTTTCTTTCTCTCTTAAAAAGTGGAAAACGCAAAGCGAATACTACCAAATAAACAGCTGTTCAACATCCGAAAGGTTGAAACGCTTAACGGTTAGGTCTACCTAACGTGTACAAAAAGTGGATGAAAAACTTTTAATTCAATGCTATGGGGGACAGATTGACAAGCCGACCAATCACAGGCAATAGATGACGATAATTCGTTATTTATTCCACGCAGATATTGTCGATTTACAGCCTATGGGGGACGGATTGACAAGGTGAATTTGCCCGATAGGTGTACAAAAAGTGGATGAACGTGGATAAAATGTTCCTCAAAAACTTCGATAATTCGACAATCAGCGCAAAATGTTTTCTTCGTTGATGGTATACGAATCGTTTCGTTTCATGGCCGAAGCTTCCCCACAGTCCTGTGCCTGATACAAAATCTGCATATTGGGCTGTGTTCCGTCTGGGTCTGGGTCTGTTTTGGTGGCCTGTGCCATTTCATAATGACCTGTGACGGTGCGGCAGACGGACACACGATCACGCAAAGTCGTGTGAAGGTTGGCTACCATTTCGCACAGAACGGCAAGGTAATCTGAGCCGTGATTGCCATAGATTAGATAGCACAGCAGGTCAATTTCTTGCGGATGGGCGTCTTTGATATGTTCTATCAGCGTATCTCTCTTTCTCTCGGTGCTGGCATTGCCAGCCAGACTCTCCAATAATCCGGGATGCAAACAGGTGTCTATGTACGGCTTGACCGCAACACCGCAACACACAAACCACTTTATGATAGTAGAAGCATCTGGGGTCATTGTCCCTTGCTCATAACGAAAAATGGATGTCCGACCTACACCCATTTTGTCCGCAAGCTTCTGTTGGCTAAGCCCGGATTCTGCTCTTGCCATCTCTAACGCTTTTGCCACTCGTATTCTATAATCATCCATAAATACCCCTCTTTCGACAAAATGATACAAAAGAAAAGAAATTTAACTGATATATTGTTCAAAATGCGAAACAATAATTGAAAAAAGTCGCTGTTCCATTGAAACAGCGAGATGTGGTATAACTGTATTGTCAAAAAATTCCAAAAAAGAAGGGAACAAAAATGAGAGAAGCTGTAATCTGGAACTATGAACGTATGCCAATCATCGACGGAATGCCTGCCAGCGTTCCCGATGGACAACCACACACGCCTGAACCGTGGGAGGAAAGCTAATGAACCGAACTGTAGATGCTCTGATTATTCCATACGCTCGCAGACGGACGCTGGAGCTTGTCCTGAGTCTTTCTGGGTACGAAGCTGATAAAGATGCTTACCTCGAAGCAAAAGGCATCCTAGAGCGTGCCGTAGCCGCCTTAAACGACGGACGAGACCCGGCAGATAACATCGAACGCATTGATGGACAGCTCGTAGAGCTGTGAAAGGAGAAGAAGATGGACTTTACGAATGGATTCTATAAAGCCGAGAACCCTGTCGTTCTTGAAGAAGTGAAAACTTTCCTCCAGTCAATGGAACGGCGTGGGGCAACCGTAAAAGACTTGGACGATGCCATTGTGCAGTTAAACAATGTTTCGCACAGCATCAGCACAAATGCTCTCGTCAAAGCAGACGTGCTGGACGATTTACCGAATAACCCCTTTCGTTCCATGCTCAACGGAATGCTACAAAGCAAAGGGTAACTTAAACTTAATGTGGCTCTTAATCATTGTCATTGCAATTTTTGGTTTCCCTGATACAAAGTAATGAATGCGAAGAAAACGATCAATTTTTACGAAGTTGTTCAAAATGCATTGACTTGACAACTAAAAGATGTATAATCGTATCAAATGAACATTCATTTTTACCGATCGGGAGGATATGCCACAATGAGTGAACAGGAAAGAGCCAAGATTGACCGATTTATTGCATGGCTGCTGGAACACCCTGAAAAGATTCCAGCAGCGGAGCAAGCCCTAGACCTAGAGTAACAGAAAATCCCTTGCGCAGAGCTACACTAGCCCGGCACAAGGGATTCCTTTATTTTACCGGGCATGAACGTCACATCTTCTCGATTAAGTTCATCAGCGCTTCACGCTGTTCCTTCGGCATAGATTCAAGCTTTCTTCTAATCCGCTCCACTGCTGCATCGACTTCACTTTGCGGCTGCTGGGGCGGGTTTTCTTTTTGATTGCCAGAAACCAAAGCATCTACGCTTGTTCCAAAATAAGAAGCTATCTTATCGAGCGTTTCATATTTCAAGGTTTGCTTTCTGCCGTTTTTCAAATCGGTCAAAGACCCACGGCTTGCGCCCGATTCCTTGCACATAGTGGTCACGTTTACTCCACGCTGCTTGCAGAGCTTTTCAATATTTTCGTACAAGTTTGCCATAATTCCAGTCCTCGCATTGTAAGGTTTGCTGAAATTACGCGAACGCTTAAAAAAGCCTTGCATTTTACGCGAAAGCGTATTATACTAAGACTGTACCGCGAAGGCGTAATGAATGATTTCTAGCAACTTCATTATATTACACTTATGCGTAAAAATCAATAGCCGGAGGTGAAATAATGGCTGAAAAAAAGCCTCTGTGTGACTTTGGCAAACAAATCGAGATTGCTCTTATCCAAAAAGACAAGACCAACGACTGGTTGATTGAAAAAGTCAAGGAGGACACCGGACGATATTTTGACCGTTCTTACCTTTTTAAGGTTAAGACAGGGAAGCTGGAAACGCCCGGCATCAAGAAAAGCATCTGCCGGATTTTGAATATTCAGGATTCGGGAGTGTAAGAAGGGAGAGAAAAAATGGCAAACATTCAAGTTTTTGAATATCGGAACAGCAAAGTTCGCACGGTTGATATGGACGGCGAAGCATGGTTCGTTCTGAAAGACGTGTGCGCTGTGCTTGGTATTAGCAATAACCGCATGGCTGCTGACCGATTAGATGATGACGAAAAGGGTGTCAGTCTGATTGACACCCTTGGCGGCAAACAGGAAATGGTAATCGTCAACGAAAGCGGCCTGTACCATGTCATTCTTCGCAGCGACAAACCGGAAGCGGCTCCGTTCCGCAGATGGGTAACGAACGATGTGCTTCCTACAATCCGTAAGACTGGAAGCTACAACGCACCGCAGCTTACCCGCTCGCAACTTCTCGCAACCGCACTGATCGCAGCGCATGAGGAGCTGGAAGAGAAAGACAAGCAGATTGAAACCATGAAGCCGAAAGCACTTTTTGCTGACGCTGTGAGCGCAAGCAGCCAGAGCATTCTTGTTGGTGAAATGGCAAAGCTGCTGTCACAGAACGGCGTCCAGATGGGGCAAAACCGGTTGTTTGCATGGATGCGTGAGAACGGATACCTGATCAAGGACAGAAAGCGGACGGACTACAATATGCCGACCCAGAAGTCTATGGAACTTCACTTGTTTGAAATTAAGGAAACGTCCATTGCGCACTCAGACGGACACACTTCCATCAACAAAACCCCTAAAGTGACTGGTATCGGGCAAGTTTACTTCGTTAATCTGTTCTTGAGAGCAGAGAAAAGCCAGAGAGCGGAGGAATGAGCATGGAAAGGTATCTGACCATTAAATTTGACCTTGAGTATCCCGAAGAAACCAAGTTCGCTATTGACGCTGCGGCCAAGACCTACTCGGATTTCAAGCGTGAGCAGGCGACAAGGCGCTTTGTAGAAAATGGTTGTACGCCGGAAGATGCAGAGAAAATCGCAAAGTTCATCCAGTTTCTTGACCAATGTTTTTCTGAACACAATGAAAGAGCCTTAAGAAAGGCAAGTGAAGTGGATGGAAATTAAATACTGTGAGCGCTGCGGTTGTCTTCTTGGCAAAGTTCTCAAAACCAAACGGTATTGCAAAGAATGTGCAATATTAGTTAAAAAGGAAAACCAAGCAGCGCGACGCGCTCCATATGGCGTCGTTCCGTGTGAATGGTGCAAAAGGCCGATGCGTAAAGTATACGAACATCAAAAGTACCACCATAAATGCGCGAACGCTGTAAGACGAAAACGGGTCGCAGACTGGTGGAAAGAACACCCGGATTACGTCAAAACATCTTCTCGTAAAGCCAGACCTGAAGGAAACCGGACGGAAGAAAAACCTAAGCCGAAGTACACCATCAAACAGATGAACGATAAAGCAAAAGAGCTTGGAATGAGCTACGGCCATTACAGCGCTTTGTTTGCACAGGGAAAGGTAGGCCCTCCTAATGAACGGTAAATACTACGGCCAACGGGAGATCCGATGGCGCAGTCGGGAGAAGGAGCGGCTGGAACATATCGAGAAAGAAAGAGTGAGCAAAAATGAAAAAAATCAAAGTCAGAATCACATTCACCGAAGCGGTTCTCGGCACTTGGCCTAGCAACCAGAACATCGCGCGAGAGTTCATCGCCAGCAAGTCCCCTGATGCAGCAACCGTTGAGGACGAAGTGGCCGCTCTGGGCGCAGATGCTGTGGCAGACAAGGGCATGACCGTGTTCCCTCGCAACGAGAACGGCGAACCCATCTTGTATGACTACCAGATCAAGGGCTTCTTCAAGGATTCTTGCGGTATGCTGGGTCGTATCGGCGGCAAGACCGAAACTGGCAAGAAGAAGGCCGTGAACGAAAGCGGCAAGCTGACGGCCTACAAGAAGGTCATTGATGGGTTGATTTTCGTTCAGCCCCGCATGATTCCCATTCATGTGAACGGCGAGATTACCGAGTGCCAGCGCCCACTCCGTGCACAGACAGCGCAAGGAGAGCGCGTCAGTCTTGCCAACAGCGAGCAGATTCCCGCTGGTTCGACCTGCGAGTTTGAAATCGTTCTTCTGGACGATTCTCACGAGAAGGTCGTGCGTGAATGGCTGGACTACGGCGCTTTGCGTGGTATCGGCCAGTGGCGCAACAGTGGCAAAGGCCGTTATACCTACGAAGTTCTTGACTGAGTGCAATGGAATTGCATGGAACCGATATGAGCGGCGAAGCAAAGGCTATGGATGCAAGGCGTAGCTTTGATAAGCAAAGGCGGAGCGGAGTATAGAAACGCAAAGGCAACGGAAAAGAATAGAAACAATAGGCTAAGGCATTGAGTAGCTAGGAGCAGAACAGCAACGGCAAAAATGAAAGGAGACAAGATGAAAGCATTTATTGAAGTTGCCCTGATGTGGGGCATAGCACTGGCAGTGGTTTTGGCGGTATTTCTGCTGAACCTCTGGTTGGTGCATCACATCGGAATTCTGGTAGGTGCATCAGCTACCCGTGGAATCATTACGGCATCTGTGGCAATGGCTACGGCATGGATACTTAGTTTTGGAGGTAATAAGAATGAAAAGCCTGAAAGCTAATGTCCTTTGTACGCTTGGAATCGCGTTAGCGATCTTTTCAGTAGGATGTGGCGATGCAATCCAGAAAAGTCAGAGCACAGTAGCAATGTTTGGATACGTTTTCCTTTCGTGTAGCTTCCTCGCCGCAGCACTCATCTTGTGCGCCATTGGGGTCAGCTCTGAAAATGAACGTATCGAACGGGAAAATCGCAAAGTAAAACGCATTCCTCATCACACCAACGAGTGGAGGGATGCACGATGAAATGCCCGATGTGCGGTAGTGACAACATCACAACGGTTGATAGCCGATCAGACTATGACAGCATCGCTCGACGCAAGAAGTGCCTTGTATGTAACTACCGGTGGTCTACCATCGAAATCGACAAAGACCAGTGGCACAGTGCGTTGCAAATCAAAGAACAGCGCAAGAGAGGGAAGTCGAAAAATGATTAACCTTGACAGATTCGGTGGCGTGACAGAGCCGGATGATGGCGTGTATTTCCTAACCCGTGAGCAGGAAGCAGAAGCCAAAGAAGCTGACCGGCTGGCAGCGATTGAGGACTTACAGTCTGAGATTGAGGACAGGGAAGCAGAGCTGAAAGACCTCCGCGCACAGTTGGCAGAACTGATAGCTGGGTGATTTTGTACAGCCGTATTAAGCCAAAGTAAGAACAATAAAGCCTAATGAAGCCGAAGAAAGGAAAGAAAAATGGCAGTATTAGTAATGGTCTACGGTCACTCCGGAAGCGGTAAGTCCGCTTCGCTTCGGAACTTTGACCCGGAACAGGTTGCGGTTATCAACGTGCTTGGCAAGCCGCTGCCGTTCCGTAGCAACATGAAAACCTATATCACCAACAACTACGGAAAGATTGATGCTGCAATCCACAGCACCAAGCGTAAGTCCATCGTCATTGACGATGCCACCTACCTTATGACAGGCGAGTTCATGCGTAACGCAAAGGTCGCTGGATACCAGAAGTTTACCGACATGGCAGCCAACTTCAACGCTCTGCTGATGCGGGCAAAGGAACTGCCGGACGATGTTGTGGTCTACTTTTTCGGTCACAGCGAGCGTGACGGAGACGGTGGCGAGAAGTTTAAAACCATCGGCAAGCTACTGGACGAAAAGGTCTGCGTGGAAGGGTACTTTACCATCGTCCTGAAAACTGTTGTGCAGGATGGGCGATACCTGTTCAGCACCCGCAATGATGGGATGGACACCGTGAAAACCCCTCTTGGAATGTTCAACGATGCGCTGATCGAGAACGACCTCGCTGCCGTAGATAAGACCATCCGTGAGTATTACAACATTCCGGTTCAGCCGGAAAACAAAGGAGAGTAACAGATGAAGAACATCAACTGGAATGACGTGCAGGAAGCCACAGAGCGCCGTGACCTGCCTGTTGGCGGCTATGTTGCCGGTATCTGCAAGGCAACGGACGAACCCGCAAAGGAGCGTCTGAACATCGAGTGGGAAGTCGCAGAGGGCGAGTTCAAGGGCTACTGGCGTGAGCAGACCGCTTCCCTTATCGAGCGCGGCAAGCTGAATCCTGGCGAATGGGCATGGGGTGGCAAGACCATCAAGAGCTACAAGGAAAAGGCGCTGCCGTTCTTCAAGGGCTTTATCACCGCTGTGGAACAGTCCAATCCCGGCTACAAGTTCAACAATGATGAAAAGACCCTGCGTGGAAAGCTGGTCGGCGTGGTTCTCCGTGAGGAAGAGTACATGGGCAACGATGGCAACATCAAGACAAAGCTGGTAGTTGACCGCTTTACCAGCGTAGACAAGATTCGTTCCGGCGACTATGAGGTCAGACCGAAGAAAACGCTGGCTGGCGGGTCTGGCTCCGGCTACTCGCAGGGCGGGAATGAGGACTTCTCCGTGATTGAGGACGATGGTTCGCTCCCTTTTGATTAACGGTTACGCTACCGGTACAAAAGGCGAACCGCCTACCTTATATAAGAGCTGCGCTATCTGGCTGGACGGGCGTTTGGAAAGATGAAAGTTTTAATTGCATGTGAGGAATCACAGGAAGTCTGCAAAGCGTTCCGGGCAAAAGGCCACGAAGCCTATTCCTGCGACCTGATTGAGCCGTCCGGCGGGCATCCTGAGTGGCATATTCTTGGAAATGCGATCAAGGCTCTTGAGGGTGGGCAAATCGTCACAATGGACGGCGTAACGCATGATGTAGGCAACTGGGATTTGCTGATTGCACACCCGCCCTGCACATATTTGACGAATGCAGGAGCAAGACACATTTGGAAAGGCGGCCAGCTACAGCCAGATAGAGTACAAATGGGTATTCTGGCAAGAGATTTGTTTATGCGGTTCTGGTATGCGAATGTTCCAAGGGTTGTCATTGAAAATCCAGTTCCTTCAAAGATTTTCTGCCTACCTGAGTATTCACAAATCATTCAACCGTTTCAGTTTGGGCATCCTGTGACTAAAAAAACATGCCTGTGGGAAAGAGGGGTGCCACCCTTGAAGCCAACAAACATCGTGGAGCCTGTAAAGGGGCGAAAGATGGTTTTGAAGGACGGAACCGTTCGATACTCTTGCTGGGAAATGGATTGCAGCGGGAGCAAGGAGGAACGGGCAAAGGCCAGAAGCAAGACATTTCCGGGCATTGCAAAAGCAATGGCTGAACAGTGGGGTTGATAGAATGATTACCTGTTGTCTCAACTGCGCATCACGCCACCAAGCTTGCCACGACACTTGCGAGAAGTACAAGGCAGAGAAGAAAGACTTCGAGGAACGCAAGGCATTCGTGTATGAGCTGAACCACAGCCAGAGCGTGTACCACCGTGATTATGAGGACAAGCACCGGGAACGTAACAAGAAGCGTTTTCTCGGGAGTGAATTTAGAGGTGAACAAGGATGAGCAAGGCAGTGCTTATTAGCATCAGACCTGACTGGTGCAAGAAGATTCTCCGCCGTGAGAAGACCGTTGAGGTGCGTAAGACCAGACCGAAGCTGGAAACTCCGTTCAAGGTTTATATCTACTGCACGAAAACCGCTGAAGGATGGTTACGGACTGCTCCTGTTCAAGGTTTGCAGCGAATGGATGGTTTGGTTATTGGTGAATTCATCTGCTACGAGATAGACACTATTCGGCGGATGGGAATCGACAATAATTTTGATTATTGCTATCTATCTCTCAACGAATTCGGAAACGATGACATAGCGATAGAGATACGGGATATCAAAAAATCCCGCATTCCAAAGTCCGAACTGAACTCCTATGCAAAATCTGCGCCAGAGCTGTTTGCATGGCATATCTCTGACATGAAGGTTTACGATGCGCCCAGAAGCCTTGACGAGTTTTCGAGATTTGGTTTTTGGGGAATAAACGGAACCGGAGTTTGCGGAAATTATTGTTGCGAAAATTACGAACCGCCCGACAGTTGTATGACACCTCCGACTTGCAAAATCAACGGATGTTCCGTTTACCGCCCGCCTCAAAGCTGGTGCTATGTCGAGGATTTTTGCGAATGAACACCGGCAAGCAGTTTGAAGCAGACTTCAAGGCATCCGTCCCATCCGATGCGTGGTGCTACCGCCTAAAAGACAGTGCTGCCACCTACTACGGCGGCAACGAGAACCTGTCGTTTTCCATCGACAACATCTGCGATTTCCTTGTGTACCGATACCCGATGAACCACCTGTTTGAGCTGAAAACCATCGAAACGCCCTCTATCCCTCTAGAAAAGGTGTTCGGCAAGTACGACAAGGAAAAGTGCAAATACCGCAAGGAAAAGCACATCACTGATATGGTGGATGCAATGGGGTATAGCGGTCAGACCGCCCATGTGATAGTAAATTACAGGGCGGTCGACCGCACCTTTGCAATCCCTGCCAGCAAGGTTCTGGCGTTCCGTTACAACGAGAGCCGCAAGAGCATCCCTTGGCAGTGGGCAGAGCAAGAGGGGATAGAGGTCAAAGCAAAAAGGTTGCGTGTCCATTGGCGGTATGACGTGGATGGGTTACTAAAGAGATTGGAGAAAGAACATGGCATTGATATGTAATAGGTGTGGTGAAACGTTTACACTTGAGGAATATAACAAAATGAAGAACAAACTTGAGGTTCGGCCAATAATCGGTGGAGAAGAAGGATGGAGCGTTCTTCTTTGCCCCTCTTGCATGGCAAAGCTGAACGAATGGCTGAAAGGAGAACAGAAGTGAGTAAGAAAGTTTCAGACATTCTGCCCAAGACGGAAATCTTGGCACAGGTGGCAGAAGAAGCATCCGAACTGGCACAGGCTGCATTGAAGCTGCGCCGTGCGCTGGATGGAACGAACCCGACGCCGAAGAGCGTAGAGGAATGCCGAAAGGCGTTTGAAGAGGAGTATGCAGACGTTGTGAACTGCATTATTGCGCTGGACTGCATGGATGATGCAGCCTTTGATCGGATGCAGAAGATGCAGCACGAAAAGGAAATCCGTTGGCTCTCTCGCCTTAAAGAAAAGGAGCAGTTGGATGAATAAATTCGGAAACTGCCCCCTGTGTGGAAAGCAGATAAAGCCAACCAACCTCCGCAAAATCGCACGACAGAACCAGTTGTACGGCTTTCGCATGGCTCTGGATGGCATCGCCGCCACATGGGGCGCACTGATTCAGAACCTTCGGTGCGATGCAGACTTGACCGATGAACAGGTGCAGAAAATCATCCGCATCGGTGACAGGTACTGGGAGATGGTCGGCAAGTTCAAAGAAGAGGACATGACCCCTGACGAGTTTGCGGATTACATCACGGCAAAGTCAGAACAGGTCGAAAAAGAGTTGAGAGAAAGGTGGAGTTAACAATGTTTGAATTTGCAACTCGCTGGCTGGTCTGCCTAGTCCTGCTGGCGGTGGTAGTTCAGTCCGAACGGGCAATCAAAAACATGGCAGACAACCTGTTTGAAAAGCGGCAGGCAATGCTCGTCTGGCTGTTCATCAACGTGTGTATGGCCGTTTGTACGGCTGTTGTGATGGGGCGTAGGTAAAAACATGAACAGATATGACATTGAAAAGAGGATGGAAAGAAGCCGTAGAAAGTTTGCGATTCTGCAAGGCGTTGTAATCGCTTTTATTGCAGTCGCGGCGGTTTCGTCTATCGTACTTTCCATCTTTATGTATAAGGGTTTATTTTCCGCAGACATCCCCGAATGGATGAAGTGGGCGTTTGTATTTCTTGGGAGGTAAAAATGAACAACGAACTTTACTGCCCGATGAAGATGACCAGCAATCCGCTTGGTCGGTGCGTATGTGAGAAAGAAAAGTGTGCATGGTGGAGGCAGTTGGACAACTGCTGCTCTGTTTGGCAGATTGCGTTGAAGTTGGACAGCATCGAAACGAAGATGAAGAGGTGAGAGCATGAACGATTGGATTAGCGTAAAAAAACAACTTCCAGAAGCGTTTAAAACTGTAATTGCGTATTGCGATAATGCGGATATAATTTTCGGCTTTATGACATCTGATGGCTATTGGGTCGAACTTGGAAGCGAAATCCCATATACCGTTACACATTGGATGCCTGCTCCTGAACCGCCAAAGGAGGTCTGACACATGGCAACACCCCCGAAGCGTGGTCGTGGTAGACCGCCGCTGACCGAAGCTGAAAAGAAAAAGCGTGAGAAGCGGGCGCAAAAGGCGAAAGAAGAAGCCGCCGCAAAGCGTGAGAAAGAGCGTGAGAAGAAGAAACAGCAGATGCTTAACAAGCGGAAATCTATCCGCTCACAGGTAAGTAAAAAGGTGAAAGAACAACAGGAGTTAGCAATCACGAGGTCTAAGATGCTGAACACAGGCGATTTGCAGTCGAGAATCGGTGATGAAGAGGACAAGAAGGTCATCGGCATGATTGCAGCCAAGTATTTTGGCGACCTTCCGAGCGTGGATATGAACAACCCGATTGAAGTGCAGCAACGTCTTGACTTCTTCTTTGACGCTTGCATCGAAGCCAGAATCTCCCCTGTGGTCGAATGGATTGCACTGGTGCTGGGCATCGAATGGGTGAGCCTGAAGCAGATTATGGCGGGCAAACGCCGTGACGACAGCTTGCAGCAGAAATACATCTTGAAGCTGATTCTACAAATGCAGTCCATGTGGGCGTACAACGGTATGTACGGTCAGGAGAACCCGGCAGAGTGGATTTTCCGAGCCAAGAACTACTTTGGTATGCGTGACAACGTGGAAGTCACCGTTGCACCGCCTGAACAGCCGTTGGGCGATGCCCAGAGCGCAGAACAGTTGGCTCAGAAGTACCAGACAGCTTTGCCGAAAGGGATTGACGTGGAGTACAAAGAGGTGGCAGAAGAGGTGGTCAAGGATGACTAACGGCGATTTTATCCGCTCCATGACGGACGAAGATATTACAGAAAACTTTACGCGGGGCATCTGCGAGCTTATCAAACATCGTGACCCGGAGCGTTGCCAGAACCGTGAGCATTGTTTTCATTGCGTCAAGGACTGGCTGAAAGAAAAGAACACAATCATGGTGAGGGCTGACCAATGGAAACTTTGATTGACTTTTCCGACCCATGCCTACGCACGTTCTTGCCTGTCCTCTTGCAAGACCACACGACAGGCAAGAACATCATCTGGGCGACAGACCCGCCGCCTGAACTGGGCGTGGGCTTTGCGGATGAAATCACACTGGAACAGCTAGACAAGGTTCAACTCGTTCCTCGTGTGCAGAAACGGCTGGCAGACCAGAAGAAGCGAACCAGCAAGAAAGCAGAGGTGTTCACTCCGACTTGGGTTTGCAAGAAGATGACAGACGTTGTCGAAAACGACCTGAAGGGAAAGGGCTGGAAGGAGTACATCAACAAGACTTGTCTTGAAGTCACCTGTGGAGAAGCACCGTTCCTCACAAGCCGATACGATACCACAACAGGGCAGATGATTGCCGTGCCGGACAGAATTGGTCTGCTGGATAGGAAGCTGAATGTTTTGGCAGAGCAGTTCTATGACTACGATATGTGGATGTGCTGGGCAATTAGCGCCTACGCATCGACATACGGCTATGAGTGGCAGGGAGACAATCTCTTGCTGGCAAGGTGCAACTTGTTCCTGACGCTGGTTGAAAATTTTAGGTATCGGTTTGATGCAAAACGGCTTGAAATAGGTTTTATGCCTTTGTTTCTTGATTGCATTGCAGAAACAATCTCATGGAACATCTGGCAGATGGACGGTCTGAAAAAGACCGTTCCCGGCACGGAAATTCCGTGCAAAATCAAAGACTGGAAAGCCGACAAAGAAATCCTGTTCAAGGATGTTGGGGAGGATGAATAATGCAAACTGACAGAGGAATCTACCACAAGCGAGTATGCGACCGCTGCGGAGTGGTACAGGGCGGTAGAATGATGAATCCTGACGAATACTTCAAAGACTGGGCGTGGCGCAGGGACACAGGCGACCTGTGCCCGGAGTGTTATGCAGAGTATAAGCGAGTGATCGGGCGGTTCAACAGGGGAAAGAGAGGGCAAAGAAGATGAAAAAGTGCGCTCTTTACAGATGCAAACAGTGCTTTGCAACCATGGCGGACGAAGGCGATGTCAGAATCGACAAAGACATTGTTGATTGGATGTTTGAAAACGAAATGGCAGAAAGCAAAATTGGGTTTATCGCAAAATTCAAAATAAGCGATAAAGTCCTCATCCATCGTTGCTCCAATAACACCGTTGGATTGTGTGAGTTTATCGGATGGAAGGAAATAGAGGAATGAACTTCTACTGCACCACCGAACATTGCTCTTGCATGGGCATCAAGCAGTTCTCCGCTGGCAAGGCTATCCGATGTACGGCAGAATCCTGCAAGAACAAATCTGAGCCGTCCTGTGGCTCTTGCAAATGGCACGCAGAACCAGAGGGTGTGTGCGTGAACGACCAGTCAGAACACGTTGCAGACTTTGTGTGGGACGAACGTGGATGTAAGGAATGGGAGAAGAAAGATGAGCTATGATATTTCGCTATGCGACCCAGTAACGCATGAACCGCTCAAAGCGGATAGTACGCATTTTATCGCAGGTGGTATGCGCGCTATGGGCGGTACAAAAGAGCTGTGGCTCAACGTCACCTATAATTACAGTCACTTTTATTATCGCCCGGAAGTGTTTGGCGAGGGCGGCATCCGCTCCATCTATGGCAAAACAGGCGCAGAGAGCATCCCGATGCTTGAAAAGGCTATTTCTGCATTAGGTGACGATGTAGACGATAGCAACTACTGGCACTCCACAGAGGGTAACGCCAAATGTGCCTTGTGCGGTCTGCTGGCGTTTGCAAGAATGCGACCTGACGGCGTGTGGGATGGAGATTGAAAGGAGAAAGAAAAATGTCTTTGTTTGAAATTGTACTCGGTTTTGTTTTGACGACAATGATTGGTTTTGTGTTCGTTTCTCCGATTTATTTGCTCGAAAAATATATAGTTCTTAGTATTTTGGACAAATACATAAACAACGTAATCTTGAAAGTTATTGCGGTTGTAGCAGTCAATGTTCTTTTCTTTCTAGTTGGGTTTGCAATCATCTTTTGCGTTTACGGTTATAAGTGTGGATAACACGATTTGAAGGGAGAAAGGGCAATAAAAGTTGACTGTCCGTGGTGCAAAGTCGAAATGCTAAGAGTAGATGACCTCGTTTACAAGTGTTTTTACGATTTTACAAACCTTAAAGCGACCTGTTCTGGATGGAGATGTCCTAAATGCGGGAGAGAAATGTTTGACAGAGAATCCCTTTTGAATGCAAAGCCGATAATGGATGTAGAAAAAGGAGAAAAAGATGAGCATTCGACCGATTGATGCTAATGCGTTGCGCAAGCGTATTGAAGAATGGATGCAGGAATTAGAGCAAGAGTTTACTGTCGAGTACGTCTACATGTGCTATGCGCTAGACGATGTGCTTGACTACATCGACACCGCACCGACTATCGAGGTGAAGGGCAATGGCTAACACTCTTTGGCATCCAGCAAGCGAACCGCCACGAGAGCGGACACAGCCTTTGTTGCTTGCGACTAAGACAACGTGGCGTGATAAAGATGGAAAAATGTTGCAAGGAATCTCACCGACAGCGTACTTTCTTGGCTGTTACGCAGACGGTCAGTTCTGGGATGAGATAGGCGAGAGACTGCCGAAAGATGTGACGGTAACGCATTGGATGGCGTTTCCGATGGTATAGGAGGGCTAAACATGACGAACAAGAAGTTTGGCATCATCGTTATGGACTTGAGCCTTTTCGACTTTGGGCCGAAGCCGCCTTGTGGATACATTAAGGCGAAGCATATCCGCCCAGTGTACGGCAAAGGCACAAGGCCTATCAAGGCACATAAGCGAATCACGAGAACAAGAGAGGGATTTAAGAAATGACGCTTGACGAAAAAATTGTGGTGTCCGCTTACACTGGATATTTGATGTGTGACTTCAACGAAGTTCACAGGTACATTGAAAACCTGCTAGGCAGACCTGTATTTACACATGAGCTTGCGCTCGGCATGATTCAGGATGAAATCAAGGAGAAATCCAAAGATGATTTTCTGAAAATTTGTGCGGACAAGGAAGTCCGTCTTGGCTTGAAGAAAGGGTAAAAAATGGAAGAACTCAAAAGATGCCCGTTCTGCGGCGGAGAAGTTGCTATTGCCGAAACAAGTGACTGTTTGGCAAGATGGATGTTTATAGCAGGGAGAAACGACAGGAATGGATGCAAGTGTCGGGTATTCATGGAGAGCAAGCCATACAGCTTTGGTTATTCCGTAACCAAGAAAGAAAAGATTAAAAAAGACCTTATCGAAGCATGGAACAAACGCTACAAAGAGGATTAAGTATGGAGCAGGAACACAAGCCGAGAACATCAATGATTCTTCTGCTAGAACACGTCCATGCGATGGACGAGCTTACGAATGAGGAATTTGGAGCATTCATCCGCAACTACGCGCAGTATGTTGAGACTGGACTTGAGCCAGCATACGACAACGACCGTGCTATGCGGATGCTCTGGAAAGTCGTTAAGGCGTTTGATGATATGAACGTGCAGAAGATGGAAGAACGTGATAGACGTAGACGAGAAGCAAACAAGAAAAACATAAACAAGCGTTGGAACGATAAAAAATACGAAAGCATACCAATGGTATCACAGGATACGAATGGTATAAATGGTATACCAAACATACCAACTGATACGAATGGTAGCTTATCTGTATCTGATTCTGTATCTGAATCTGATAAAAAAGAAAAATGTGAAAAGAAAAATACCAATGAAGTCAAACGCTTCAAGGCACCGACTGTCGAGCAAGCTAGAGAATACTTTGCCGATAAGGGCTACATGGAATCAGAAGCAGAGCGGTTTGTTGACCACTTCACGGCAAATGGTTGGAAGGTCGGTAAATCTCCTATGAAGGACTGGAAAGCTGCTGCACGGAACTGGATGCGTAACGTAAAGGACTGGAACGGTTGCTATCAGCAGACAATGGCTGAATTGCCTGACGAGGGAGACTTTCTGCGGTGAATATTGAAAATCAGACCCAATACATCCTGCTTGGGGCAGTCCTCACGTTTTCTGAGTATGCCGATGTGCTGCAAGACCTTAAAATCGACGATTTCTGTCCCGAACTGCGTGATACATTCGCTGCCATTCGTGGCTATTGGGAACATAACGACAAGTGGAACCCGGTAGAAGTCATGGGGCGGTACGATAACTGCAAGGAAGCAATGGGCGAATGCCTAGATGCTTTTGGCGCAGAGTTCATCCGCAACGTCACCCATGACATGATGCTTGGATGGGCTAGAATCGTCAAGGAACAGGCAGCATTGTCCAGAGCCAGAGAAATCGCGTTCAAAATCGTTGATGGCTCGACCAGATACGCAGACCTGACAGGCATTTATGAGCAGCTAGGCGAAGCTATTAACCTGCACAACGAGAGAAGTGATTTTATTCCGATGCGTGATGGCATAGACAATTACATCCGCAAGCTGGATGATAAGCCGGAGTATATCAGCACAGGGCTTAGAGTGCTGGATAACAACTTACATCTTGTGCCGGGCAACTTCGTTGTGATCGGCGGCAGACCGTCTGCTGGTAAGACTGCTCTGTCCCTGCAACTTGCCTGTGAAATAGCCAAGAACGGACGCAAGGTGGCGTATTTCAGCCTAGAAACCGACCCGGACACGCTCTACGCTCGTATTATCGCAAACCAGCTAGGCGTACCGCTGCACACGGTCAAGAACAAGACCGTCAGCATTAACGAGCTTGACCGTCTGGCAGACATCAAAAAATATCCGCTGTTCGTCCGCTCTGCCGCTGGTAAGAGCGTTGGATGGATTAGAACCCAGTCCATCAGGATGCAAGCCAAAGTGGTGTTCATCGACTATTTGCAGCTTATTTATCAAGCCGGAGCGAAAGACCGATACAGTGCCGTCACGGAGATCAGCATGGCACTGCATGAGTTCGCACAGTCCACGGGAACGCTGGTGATAGCTCTTGCACAGCTCAATCGAGAGACCGCAAGAGCAGGCATCCCACCGACCGCCGCAGATCTGCGAGAATCCGGGCAAATCGAGCAGGATGCAGATGCTATTATCCTGCTGGCACAGAAAGTAAAAACGCAAAAGAGACCAGAAGAGCACTATCACTTTGCACTTGAGAAGAACAAAGAGGGTAACGTGGGGTCGCTGGACATCACGTTCCAGATGGAAACACAGCAGTTCAAAGAATGCGTGTGGATGTAACGAGAGGAGAATAAACATGAAATACCGCAAGAAGCCAGTTGTTATCGAGGCGTTCAAGCTCAATGCACGAGGCCTTGTTGGAGAAGATTGGTTTTGGGATGCAGTAAGTAGCAATGATATTATCACACATGACTTCGGAAAGTTTCACAATGACCCTGCGTGGTGCGAGATTAAAACGCTTGAAGGGACTATGATTGCGAGGACTGGCGATTATATCATTCGTGGCGTAAATGGCGAAATCTACCCGTGCAAACCTGACATTTTCGAGAAAACATACGAAGCGATTGAGTGATAGTGACCTAGCATTGCCTCTGCGCTCGTATCGTCACAGTAGAATAGGCAAGAAAAACAGATAACAGGGTTTGGGCGATAAAGTTACCGTCTAAACCCCATAAATATTTTTCGTCAATAAAATAACAGGCGCAAAAGGGCTACCAGCGATGGTGGTTCTTTTTGTTTTTTCACAAACACAACGAGAAAGCCTGCTTTAAGGCGTTTTAGATGCCAGATGATAAACTTTATCGACTTTATCACGAAAACGCGCCACAGACGCTCGTAGGCGGCTCTCCGTTGATGCTGATGGCATATCTCAAACTAGGCCACGCAACCAGACCGATGCAGAAGCGCGGAGAATGTCTTTTAGGGGTCAGACGTAAAAGTTATCGGGTCAATCAGAAAGACGCGGCAGACAGGCTCCTACACGCCTTTCCCGCGATGATAGCAGCCAGATGAGCGAACGCCAGCGACTATTCGTCTAATAGCAGGGCTGATTAAGACGGAATCGGGATGTGTGAGACGAAATGGATGTGATTATTGCATACAAAACGATACGAATCGTACCAGTTGATACGAATGGTATGCGTTGGTATCATGGTATACCAATCTTCCCCCCTTTCTTCCCCCTCTTTCCCCTACAACCCCTATTACCCCCTATAATCCCCCTAACTCCCCCCTCAAACAAATAAATTGTTTGAGGCCCCCACGCCAAAATGGTGCGACAACTGCGACAACTGAAAATGGCAACCAAATGTTTGCACGATGGTTCTTTCCCCCTACAACCCTCTATCTCCAAAGCTACACCGTTAGCCAGCAGAGCAGACCGTAGGCGAGAACTGGCGTGAGGTTTGGATTGGTGGATGGTCTGCGACTATTCCAGACATGGAAAATTGACTTCATTTTGTAGTCGGTTTGATATGTAGAAATGTTGCATTAACTATTCATAGCAGAATACTATGGATTGAATATAATACCATAGTGCGTTACTGGGAATTAAATTGAGCAGGAGAAGACAGAATTAGATGGTACGAGTTATTATACGAAATAATCAGGGATTATCGGGAGTAACTATATCTGTATACTATAATAAGTACGGTTATTATACGGAATAGATATAACTAGCGTAGGAATAAAGTATGCGAAATTTGAACGAGAGGTGATTTTTGGAGTGGTCTGATGACTTAGCGACTATCGCACCTCTCTTTCTCTAAAAGGAGAACGACTATTTCACACAAAAAACACACGACTATTTGACGAAGATTAGCAAGAAAACACTACGACTATTACTTTACGACTATCGGCGGACTGTTCGCTAATATACGATATGTGGGACTTTCAAAAGATAGTCGTCTGACGACTTTACGACTATTCCACGACTATTTTATTTGAGAAATTACGACTATTGGCTACGACTATTCCAGAACCTGTTACGAATATTCCAGCCGGAACGCTACGACTATTGCTAACCTCTATTAGCTATCGGGCGAAAGCCCGAAAAAGAGCTGCGGCGAGAGCCGTCAATGGTTCCGCGCCGCCCGCTGCACCCCTGCCGCTGGACTACCCCGCCGGGTAGAGGACGCCAGACTGACACGGTGCCAGACTGCAAGCCGACGGGCTGACCCTGTACAGGTGGAGACGCTGACCCATCAGCAGGGGCGTGTCCTTGCACCCTTATATACCTTATTATAATAGGGCGGCTGTGCTGGCCTGTACAGCGTTCCGGCGTGGCGAAGGCGGTATTATAGCCGCTTGTGCCGGTCTGGTATCGTGGGCGGTTGAGCGGGTGCAATCTCAGGAAAAGCGCCTGTAAAGCCCCGTGCGCTGCTTTGTTGCGTGGATGGCATAACTGCATGGACAGCACAAAACACGCTGTAAACGCTTGTGTTTGGCTGTATTGCAGCAGGGCAAAAATAAAAGCCCTGCACCCTCAGCAGATGCAAGGCAAAAGAAAAAACCCGCCGGGTTATGGCGGGGTAAAATCTGAAATTGTGTCAGCGTTGATTGCGCCAAACATTATAATCTGCTGCCGTCATGATGGTATAGCCGCCGCAGACCTTGACGACAACGCAGTCACCGGGGCAAACCTTGCGCGCATAGTAGCGGGTGGTATACAGTCCGGCCATTGCGTCATATCCCTTATTAGTAGTCATAATATATAGCCCTCCTTACTTGCTTGCCTTGAACAGCGCCGAAAAGAACCAGAAGAAAAACAGAAGTGCAGATAAAATCACAGCTTGCACCCCCTTATACCACGCTGAAGCGCTTGTAGGTGGTTTTACTGCTGCACTCTGCGTAAATATCCGGGTGCAGCGTTTTCAAAAGCTTGCTATCTAACCGGACGCTCTGAACATCCTTGTAAATGGCCTTTGCGGTGCCCTGCGCCATTTCTGGCGCGCCCTGCATCATGCAGATAATATCTGCTTTAATGTTTTCGTTCATTGCTTCAAGCTCTTCCAAAAGCCGCTTATTTTCGCGGTACTCGTTCACCTTTTCTTCAAACAACGTCATTTTTTCATACCTCCATATTAGCTATTGAGAAATGCGATCATGACCAGCGCACCGCTGATCATGCCGCCAATATACCAGAGCGCCGCCCACTGGGTAAAGTCTAAAGTAATCATACTGCAAACCCTCCGTTAATCAAATTCCGGCATTGTCAGGATAATTTTTTTGCAACGCTCAACGCTCAAGCGGTACGGCTTTGCCCTCATGAGGTTATCAGCTACAATCTGAGTGTATACCATCAATGGCAGCTCAAAGAGCCCGGCACACTTGGGATACAGGCGCACGGCCTGATTTCTGATTTCTGCGTTCAATTTGTCCGATCTGGTCATCGTTTAATCCTCCTTATACTGCGGGATGTAGCCCAGCACCTTAACTTTTGCCGGGATGGTGTAATAGATCTGTCCACAATCGGGGCACCAAACGGCATCATATTGTTTGCCATCGTCGCCAAGTGCTTTGCACTCCACCTCACAGGTAAAGCGCTTTAGCGCGGTTTCCGTGAGCATTGCCGCAACATCTGCGGCGGGCTGTGCGTTATATGCTGCCACTGCCTTTTCCGCGTCTGCCAGCGTGTCAAATACTCCCAGTGTCCAGCCCGCACTCTCCAAGATGTAGTCTACCATATACAAGCCACTGTCACTGCACCAGAGCCACACAACGGGCTTAATGGTCATTCTGCGGTTGTTCTGGGCTTCATAGAGCTGGTCAAGTGTGCCAGTCATTAACGTGCCGTCCTCAAATGTGGCGGTATAGAGGTCACTACATTTATAGGTCTGTTTCATGGTTTTTGCCCTCCTGTTTTGGTGTTTCGTGATGTGGCTTGTAAATGTTTTCGTTTACATCCTTATTGTAAACTAATTCGTTTACAAAGTCAAGGGGTTTTTGCAAAAAAGTAAATTTTTTCGTTTACTTTTTTTGGATTCTGCAAACTGTCCAAATCTGCACAGTTTCGAACACACTCCACGCCCTTCAGCGTCCCGCACCGGTACGATCTGCCCGGCGCGGCCTGTTTGGTATCGAGTGCAGACCGGTGCAGCGTGCTCAGCGTTTGGGCGCGTGTGTGTCGTGCCTTGCGTGGTCTGCCTTGCATCTGGCACGGTCTGCCCTGCCGCCTGCCGTGTGCCGTCGTTCCGGGTGCGCTGGATGGGGCAGGGGTGCACCGGCGGGGTATACAGCCGCCGCCCAGCCCCGCCCGGTCAGTCTCTTAACCACCGAAAAAATAAAAAAGACTCAAAAAAATCACCTCACCCACTATTGTCAATCTCAAAATTTCCCGCAAAAACAAAAAGACCCCTACAAAGGGTCTGCGTTCTGTGCTATACTTGCCTTACAAGCCTTGAAAGGGAGGAATCTACAATGGCTAAAAGTAAAATGACAACGTGTAAGCACTGTGGCGCAGAGATTGCAGCAAGTGCAAAGGTCTGTCCTCAGTGTGGCGGCAAGAACAAACCGCCCATCTACAAGCGCTGGTGGTTTATTGCCATCATTGTTTTGATTGTCTTGTCTGCTATTGGTGGCTCTAGCGATAGCGGCAAGAAGGGCTTTGAAGAAGGCTACAAGGACGCTACGTCTAACAAGACAAGCGCATCCGCCGCTTCTTCCGTTGCATCCGTTGTACCTGAAATCAGCGAGGACGATTACAAGGCAGAGTGTCAGACTGTGGACTATAAAGAACTGTGCCGCTATCCTGAAAAGTATGAAGGAACTAAGATTGTAGTCAAGGTAAAGGTCTCGCAGATTATTGACGCAAACTTCTCCGGCAGCGAGAAAGCATGGAGAACTTACACGGACAATAGTGGATACGGATTCTATGCCGATGACGAGTATTATATGCTGGATAAGCGTGGCGGCGATGCTATAAAGATTCTTGACGATGATATTATCGTTGTCTACGGTGAGTTCACCGGGCTTGAGAAAATCACCAGAGCGTTGACCAGCACGACTGATGAACTCCCTCGCATTGAAGTCAAATACGCAGACCTTGCGAACGAATAAGGGGCTACATAATGGAAAAGAAAGAGTTAAAAAACGATTTGATTCCATGTGAACACTGTGGACACATGATTTCAAAGACAGCGAAGTTTTGCCCTGAGTGTGGCGGAGAGAATAAGAAAAGAATGAGCGTTGGTAAAATAATCGCTACGATTATTCTTTGTATTATAACCTATTATCTTGTGTTCTTTTTCGCTTCTGCATTTTTAACTTCCTGACAATAACACAAAAAGCCAGCGGCTAGATGTTCTCTAACCACTGGCTTTTCTTATAGGCTATTTACTTTTTCAATACGCTGGTCACGTTCGGCATCGGCATCCAATCGTTAACGTCACGCATGACAATCTTGCCGTTGTCGCACAGGTACGGTCTTAAATCGCCGTATTCGTCTGCTTCGTAGGAGAGATAGCCGCACGCAACCTCTTTGCCGTTGCAAGCAATCACTCGACCGTTGTAGGTTTCTCCAACGTCAGGCGTTCTCCAAAGCCGCTCCATGTTTTCCAGAGTGTCACTGATGTATTCGTCAAGGTTTTCGTACTTATCGCCGTTAATCATATTCGTTCTCCTTTCACATGGGCATCTGGGTCTGGCCGTTTGTGACCTGAACCAACATAACAGAGTTTGCGCACGGTCTCCACTTCTTGATGTACTCGACAGCTTCATCAAACCGCTTCTTCGGCACGTTGTTTCTGCTGTTCACATTGAACCAGTCCTGAATGTCCCGGTTGCATTCCATGAACAGCTTCTGAGAGACGCTACGGCTCTTGTAGGCCGGGCTGTCCATGCCACCAAGAGCGTCGATAACTACCGTGTTCACAACACGCTTCAACACACGCTGCTGGTTGTAATCAATGGTCATGGTGTTCTCAAGAGCGGAAATGCGCTGCTCTTGCTTCATAGTGCGCTGGTCGATCACAAGGATTGCTTGCAGTTCCTTAGACAGTCCTGCGAACTGGTTGACCTGTACGTTCTTCTCAAGGTCAATCAGCTTCTGGCGAATTTCCATACCCTGCGGTGTCCGCTGAATCATCGCAATGTGCTTTGCCATGTCAAGGCTAAGAACATGGTCTGCGCTAGGACGGCCACCAAGAGGGTTTTGCTCATTTTTGAGCAAAACTGAAAAGTCCGTTCCTTCGACAAAACCAATGTCAATCATGCGCTTAATCCAGTCTTTGTATGCGGTCTTGATTTTGAGCCTCTCGTGCAGCTCCCGACCCAGCACAACCTTTTCACCAGTGTCGGTGTCGTACACGGGGATAACATCTTCGGAGAAGATTCGGATGGTTTCAAGATTATTATTCATAGAAATTTAGCCTTTCTATCTTGCGAGAGCAGGCCATCTCTGGTATAATAACCCAAAGAGGGTCTATACTCTCTGAGTGTTTCATAAGACGTTCGCTGTGGTCGGCAAACTTTAGCGAGCGTCTTATTCTTTTTCATCGGTCTCCGGTATGGGATGCAACGTAAAGAACGCATCTCGAAGTGCAAAGGACAACGATACACGCTTCTTGATGCAATACGCTTGCAAATGTTCAAACTGCTTGTCAGTCATACTGATCGTCAGCGTTCGCTTGAACCGCTCGGCGTAAGGGCTACTCATGTCTATTCACCTCCTTTCATTTGCTGGTGATGTTAGTATAACCTTATTTTGTGTTAAGTCAAGGAATGAAACACCGGATGTAGTACTGTTATCTGTACTATTCTCTGGATTTCTACGTTTTGCACAAAACTCAGCCCTTATTTTTGGATGCTCCCGCTTCGTACCCTGCCCGATAGTTCAGTTCGGACAGCTTGCCTAGCGCTTCTGCGTACTCCCTGTCCTCGCTGGTCGGTTCTTTTCCGTGTGCGAAGGTTTCCAGAAATTCTTCGGTTGTCGTGGGAAAATTCATGTTTTTTGCTCCTAACTCTTGCGGAGAGCAGCCCTTTTTGGTATAATAGATTCCGAAAAGGGAGACTGCCCCCTTGGTGGTTGCAGGTTCTCGTTTCGTGATGTGGATAAGCTATCAGTGGCTTCGTGGTGGTTGCGGCTGGTAGCTTATTTTTTTATGCCTTGATGTTCTCAACGTAAGATGCTACCCACTCGATACCCATGCGGATAACATCGACCTTTGAGATGCCCAATGCCTTTGCGCTGCTCTCCATGCTTGCGATCTGGTTCTCAGTGAGCCGGGTGCTTATCATGCGCAGCTTATCACGTTCCGAGGTTTCTGCTCGTCTTGCCAAGCCTATCACCTCGCTTTCGCTGGAACAAGTATAAAGCGTGAAAATATGCTTGTCAATACCCAAAGTTTTATGGAAATGAAGTTTGAAAGAATTACTCCTTATTATAGAAAATTTTCTACCTGATTGTGATTAACTAAGTAAACACCCTTATACTACTCTAGTATGTATAAATACATACTAGAGTATATTTATACATACTAGAGTATATTTATATATAATACACTCTCAGACCGCTTCGATTTTAAATCCCCTCTTGACAAAGTAAATCTTTTCGTTTACAATGGTGACGAAAGGGGCGGTAAAAATGGACGAGCAGGAAAAGGTTACTAAAAAGAAAAAAGAGAAAATTGTCACTAATGGGGCTGAAATCGTAAAGGACGTAATGAAGCGTCAGGACATTACGATAGTTAGGCTTGGGGAAATTTCTGGTCTTGGGTCGAGACAAGCGGTGTATCAAAGGCTAAAAGATGGAAGTTTGAACCTTTCTACGTTTTTTAGGCTTTTGAACTCAATGAATTACCGTATTGTTGTCGAGCCGGACATGGGCGATATTGGAGATAAGGCATATATTGTTGAGGGGACAGTCGTTGAAAAGGACGGTGATTCTGAATGATTTACGGTTACGCTCGTGTCAGTTCTGCTGGACAGGCGATTGACGGCAACAGCCTTGAATCACAAGAGGAAGCTCTTAAAGCTGCTGGAGCAACTAAGATTTTCAAAGAAGTCTATACCGGGACAAAAATGGAACGCAAAGAACTGGATAAGCTAGAAGCGGAGGTTCAGAGCGGAGACACAATCGTTGTAACGAAGCTAGATCGTGTCGCCAGAAGTCTTGTCGGTGGGTATGAATTGATTGATTCGTGGATTGAAAAAGGAATCCGAGTGAACGTGCTGAATCTTGGTGTGATGGACAACACCCCTGCTAGTAGAGCTATGAGAGGTATGTTTCTTGTGTTTGCCCAGTTTGAACGTGACATGATTGTTGAGCGCACCAGAGAGGGCAAGAAGATTGCTAGTCAGCGCCCCGATTACAAGGAAGGTCGCAAGCCCACCGAGTATGACCGCAACCTCTTTGATATTCTTCACGAACAGGTTGAGAAGCGTATTCTCACGGTCACGGACGCTGCCAAACAGCTTGGCGTGACCCGCCAGACATGGTATCGGATTGCTGAACAGAACAGGTGAAAGGATTAAGAACCTATGACTTACGGAGAAATGAACAACTATATCACCCATGTTAGTGACAATGATTTGGTTGCATTGTGTAAGAGTGTTTACGAGTTCAAGAATGGAAATGGAGTGTTGGAGCCAACTTCAACGCTCAAAATTCTTGCAGGAAACATACAGTTTTCTGATGTGAGAGCATTGGAATACGCCATTACAGAAGAAGCGCATAAACGGTATGAACAGATTGTATTGCTTCTCATGAAAGATGCCCCGGCACATTATTTGAAATGATGACATTTGACATTGTTCGCAACTTAGAATAAAACCGAATGAGAAAGGAAAAACGACATGAAAACCGTAAAATTGTCAGATCAGAGTTTGAAGCTGATTGAAACGCTGTGCGATTACACCGACAAGCCCGATATTCTCAATGCCATCGCAGACGCTTTGTACTACGATGCGGACGAGTTGAAGCGCAGGCTAAACCAGCTTGCGGAAGAGGTCAAATAAATCGCACCTTCCATCCGTTAAAACGAATTTTAGCAAATAATTTTCCGAAAACAGCATTATAAAACCGAATATTTGATTTTTGTGCAGTTGTAGGCACTCTTTACATTTTCAGGTAGGGGGTGCCTATTTTTTTATGCAGCCAAAGCAGTGTATCGCCATCATTGACAGCATCAAAGCGTATGCAAAGCAGAACCCGACCGAAGCACAGGTCTATGAGGACTGGTTTCAGGCGGTAGTGAACCTAAGAGATGCCATGCCGCAAGACAAGCGGTTCGATGCCTACAAATACTCTGGTGAGCTGCGCTCTGTCTGTGCAGCCATGATGGGCAAGATGAAAACAGGCGAGGACGTGGCGAAGGTCTATGACATTATCGGTCGGACGTACCTGTTTGAAGCAAAAGATGTGTTCGACAGCTATTGCATCTACCTTGAATGGAACCGTGCGCCGGAAAAAAAGTTCTATCAGTCGAGACGTAGGGTTTTGAAAGTGCTGGCAGATGACCTTGAGGACTTGTTTTATAAGCGGATTGACTTCTTGGGAGTTAGCCTCCCGGCTCGCGTAGGAAAGGCTTTGAGTGATGATACGCCAATTCTTACACGAAATGGCTGGAAGAATCACGGTGATTTGCAGGTCGGCGATGAAGTCATCAGCCCGAAAGGTCAGTTTGTAAAGGTGCTGGCTGTTTCGCCTAAGTGTCAGCTTGATGTGCGATGTCATTTCTCTGACGGCACATACATTGACTGCCACGAAAATCACGAGTGGCCGGTCTTTAACCGGCATAAGAACGGATTTGATGTAATCGAAACCAAGCGGATGATGGAGGATTATGTTGCCGACACGAAGGACGGTATAAGATTCTGCTATCAGGTTCCGTTCAAAAATTTTGTCGAGGGAGAATATAAGAAACTGCCTGTTGAGCCGTATACATTGGGCGCATGGCTTGGCGATGGTCGCAATCAGCACCCGGATATTTGCGAACCTCCTTGTGATCGAGCAATTGTCGAGCGCGTCATTAACGATGGATACCCTGTTAGCTGGCACACGGTTCATAAGGATACTGGCGTTGAGTACTACGGATTCTCTGGCTTGCGACAGGCACTCCAAAAAAGCGATATGTGCCATAGCCACAGCCGCTGCGTGAAGCACATCCCAGAAGAATACTTCACAGCCAGCATTGCACAGCGTATGGAATTGCTTGCCGGTCTGCTCGATACAGACGGTACGTTACGGGCAAAAGAGCATCGGTACGCTTTTTCTACCACAGAGCCGCAAATGAGAGATGATTTTGTCACGCTGGTTTCTACCTTCGGATGGAGATGCAGCGTGGTTGAATATCCACCTCGTGTATCATCTAGTGGCATTAAAGGCAATCTGACAGTTTATTCCATCTCTTTTAATCCTACCTGCCCTATTCCCTGCGTTGTTCCTCGCAAGCAGTTAAAGGAGTTCTCTAAACCTCGCCGTGTGGCATTTTGTGGGTTTGAACGCATCGAGCCGAAGCAGGGCAACTGCATTCAGGTTGAGGGTGGCGTATATTGCGCTGGCAAACGGCTAATTCCTACCCATAACAGCACCTTGTGCATTTTCTTTATCACATGGTTGATGGGTAACCGCCCTGACGTTGCATCGGTTATGAGCGGACATTCCGACAAGCTGACCAACGGCTTCTACGGCGAAGTGCTGTCTATCATCACCGACCCCGTGACCTACAACTGGGGGAAAATCTTCCCTGACGTTCAGCTTGTGGATAAGAGCGCAAAGGACGAAAGCGTTGACTTGAACCGTAAAAAGCGATTTCCTACCCTTACTTGCCGCTCCATTGGCGGCACGTTGACCGGCGCTGTTGAAATCGGCGAGGGCGGTGTTCTGTACAGCGATGACTTGATTGAGGACTTGGAAGAAAGCCTAAACGTTGAGCGTCTGAATAACAAGTACGATGCTTACCTAAACCAGCTAAAAGACCGTAAAAAGCAGGGCGCATTGGAGCTGATGGTCGGCACACGTTGGAACGTGCTTGACCCCCTGGGGCGCATCCAGAGCCAGTATGCAGACAATCCAAAGTACAGATTTCGGGTGATTCCCGCTGTGGACGAGAACGGACACAGCAACTTCAATTATGACTATGGCGTTGGATTTGACGATGCCTACTATGCCGACATGAAAGCCAGCATTGACGATGCAACATGGTGGGCAAAGTACATGGGCAAGCCCTATGTGCGTGAAGGTTTGCTGTTCCCTGCCGATGAACTGCGGTATTTCAATGGCGTTCTGCCCGATGGAGAGCCCGATCGCAAGCTCATGGTCATGGATATTGCATGGGGTGGCGGGGACTTCACCGCCTGTCCTATCGCTTATGTGTACGGCGATGCTGTGTTCATCCCTGACCTTGTGTTCAATAACGGTGATAAGACCGTGACCAGACCGGAAGTCTTGGGCAAAATCATCCAGCACAAAATCAATGTGGTGCGTGGCGAAGCGAACAACGGAGGCGATGAATACTGTGACGTAGTGGATAGCCAGCTCCGGCAGCAGGGCTATCACTGCTCTGTTCGCAGCCAACGTGCGCCCAGTGGTCAAAGCAAGCTGTCCAGAATTATCCAGTATGCGCCGGACATCAAGCGGTTTTACTTCCTTGACGAGAAACACCAGTCGAAAGAGTACAAGGCGTTCATGGAGCAGGTGACGATGTTTACGCAGCTTGGCAAAGTTTCGCACGATGATGCACCGGATAGTCTGGCACAGCTTGCCGATGAACTTTACAACGGAATCAGTAAAATCGAGCCTGTCAAGCGTCCATTTTGATTAAAAACACAATATATTGTGTTCGCTGGGTCTATTTATTTGATTTCACCACTTGACAAGGCTTATAATGTACGCAGGAAGTTTTGCAGCTTCCCTTAAAGGAATAGCTTTCACGCGGGGTTTTGTCATTTTACTCGCGTGCGTGTCAACAAGCATATTCCTCCTTTCACCGGTGGAGGTTTTCTCACTCTTTCGCCTTCACCGGGCTTTATATGTTGCGTTTCCAATTGTAAGGGGAATGCCAGCCTGTCTCCCCCACGGCTGGCAAGCAACGGTTCGATTCCGTTACGCAGCACAACGATTCACTTCTGTTTTCATGGAAATTTTCCTTTTACAACCTCCAATCGTTATTCCCGGCTCTCGATGAAATGGGTTTTGTGACATTTTACCATTTCAAAGAGCAACGATGAATTAAGCCGGGTACATGACACAGAGTGGAGCAGTCTTGTAGCTCGTCGGGTTCATAGCCCGAAGGTCGGTGGTCCAAATCCATCTTCTGTGCCCATCAGCGATTTGCTCCAGTCGGGGCAATCGTGGCTTTTGACACCCGACAAGTCAGAGCCTAGCACGGCTGGAAGTGCGAACAGTTTCCCAGTAGCTTCTGACAGGTCTGTGCTCAACAGCCTGTTTCCAGAAATTCAGCGAAAGGAGCGCTCATGCTAGTTAGAATCTGTTGCCCTTGTATTAGGCAAAACCCAATCTATAAGAACGTCCGCTGCAATCGCTATCTTGGCGAAGTAGACGGACGATACCATTTCAAGTGCGACAGATGCAAGGGCGTTATCGAAGGAGACACGAAAGAAGGATGGGTTAAAATCATCCATCCACCCGAAAAGTAAATAGTTTTGAAGCGCAGTTTTGGCGCAGTGAGATAAACCTTAATAGGTTTGTCTTGCTGCGCTTTTTATTTTTCCGGAAAGGAGGAACACATGGCTGAGTATCAGATGGTCGTTGGCGGCTTTTTGAATAATCCACTGACCGGGCGAAGACCGATTGAAACGCCGGAGACGGAAATCAATCGGGAGAACGTGCTGAAAGTGGTCATGGGCAAGGCAGAGCCTATTCATCTGCTGAACAAGAATGAGATTCGCTTCTTGCACAATTACTACTTGGGCAGTCAGCCTGTTCTCCTCCGCACGAAGGAATATCACGCTGAAATCACGAACCGCATTGTAGAGAACCACGCCAACGAGTGTGTGGGCTTCTACACGGGCTATATGAGCGGTACGCCGTGCTCTTATGTGCGGTCTGAAACGGCAACAGGTGACGGCGAGGAAATCGCCCGGCTGTCTAACGCCTTGCAGTATGAGGGCAAGGATTCGCTTGATCGGCGGCTCTGGCAGTGGATGTTGGAGTGCGGACAGGGATACCGCATTGTTCTTCCTGACAGGGGGTACAGCGGAAACTACCCGGACGAAACACCCCTGCTGGTGGACGTTCCCGACCCCGACATGGCGTATGTGATTTACAACTCCGGCATCGGTCACAAACCGATTGCCAACGTGCTACACATTCCACGCAATTATCAGAACGACTTGAACGACCTGATTTGCGTGTACACACCAAACCAGTACTTTGAAATCGACAACGGCAAGATTACAAAATCAGAGAATCATTCTCTCGGAATGTTACCGATGGTCGAATACAAGCTGAACCCGGAGCGGATGGGTCTGTTTGAACCGGCTATCCCTGTTCTGGACGCTATCAACGACCTTGAAAGCAACCGTCTGGACGGTGTAGCGCAGTTCATCCAGTCCATCATGGTGTTTACGAACTGCCTTGTGGACAAGGATGCGCTCGATCAGGTCAAAGAACTGGGCGCAATGTGTCTGAAGTCCACTTCTGGTCTGCCTGCATCTGTTTCGCAGATTGCAAACGAGCTTGACCAGCAGCAGAGCCAGACCCTGCTTGATTCCATGTTGAACGTGTACCGCAGCCTGACTGCAATGCCTAGTGCCACCGGTAGCGAGAATGCAACGTCTGACAACGTGGGCGCAGTTATCGTCCGTAATGGCTGGAATCACACCGAAGCAAGGGCTCAGCAGTACGAGAATATGTTCAAGTTCTCGGAACGTCAAAGCCTGTCTGTGATGCTCAAAATTCTGCGTGATACGGCTGGTTCTAAGCTGATGGCAAGCGACATCAATATCAAACTGCCCCGCCGTCAGTACGATAACCAGCAGAGCAAGGTTCAGATTTTTGCACAGATGCTTAATCAGAGCATTGACCCGCAGTTGGCGTTTACTACGCCCGGTCTGTTCCCTGACCCGCAGGCTGCTTACGAAATGAGCAAGCCCTTCCTGATTGCCGCCGGAAAGCTAGGCAAGGATGGGAAAGCACCGAAGCCGCAGGAACAGCCCACAGACCATATTGTTGACACCAACAAAATGGTCGGCAATCAGGCTGATGGAAAGGAAAGCAACAATGTATAAGGGCAGAGCACTTTCAAGAGCAGAGATGGCTTTATTTCAGCATATTTACGATTCACTTTCATATGCAGAGAAGCTGATTTTGCAAATTGAGCCGAATCGAGAAAGAAGCATTGCGCTTACTCACCTTGAAGAAGCCGCTCTTTATGCCAATGTAGCGATTGCTCAAACAGAGCCGAAAGAACCTTCTAAAGAACAGCTTGAACTTTTCAAAAAGATTCTAAGCAAAATCGACAATGAAACAGAGGGCGAATAACCCTTTGCTATAAACACGGCAGGGAAGCCGGGATACAAATTTCGCAGCGTTGCAGGGAAGCAACGGTAAAAAAACGCAGGAGGAAATTAACGATATGAAACTCAATGTGTTGCTTGGTGATGCCTACAAAGATGGCATGACCGCCGATGAAATCATTTCTGCGCTGGAAAAGGTTGCAGACCCTAACGCAGAGATTGAGAAACTGCGCAACGCCGTGACGAAAGCCAACGGCGAAGCCGCCGAGTACAAGAAGCAGCTCAAAGCAAAGCGTACCGATGACGAGAACGCCGCACAGGAACAGGCTGACAAGCTGGCAGAGATGCAGAAACAGATTGAAGCCCTGACTGCCGACAAGGAAAACCTCGTCAAGGAAAAAACCCTTGCATCTTACCGTGAAAAGTTCGTTGCGCAGGGTTATGACGCTGAACTGGCTGGAAAGGCTGCATCTGCACTGGCTGACGGCGACATGGACAAGGTGTTTAAGTTCCAGTCGGAGTTTATGACCGCCCACGACACCGCATACAAGGCTTCTCTGCTGAATGATATGCCCACGCCTCCGGGTGCGGATGGCAATGGTAACAGCGCAGATAGCGCAGGTGTTGCCTTTGCTAAACGCTTCGCACAGGAGCGTGCAGACGCAAACAAGGCATCGAGTGACGCAATGACTGCTTTCCATTAAGGAGGAAAACATGAAGTACACCAATACTCCGGTATCGGCTCCTGAAAGCACTATTCTGGCTGCTGATACCTACGTTGCCATTCCCTTTACTGTCAAGGAAACCAATGCCGTTCCGGCTGGTTATCCCATGGCAAAGACTGGTCTGAAAGCTGCTGCCACTACTGGCACTAGCGCTGCTGACGCAGCTACCGATGCCATTGGCATTCTGCTGCACACCGTTGACCCTGCCGTCAACCCCAATGGCGCACTGCTAATTCAGGGCGTTATTGATGTGGACAAGGCAAAGCTGTCCGGCTTTACCTATTCTGCAAACGATATTGCCGCTCTGAAAAAGGCTGTTCCCGCCGTTTTCTGCCGTACTGATGTTGGCGCAAAGAGCGAGTAAGGAGGACTAAATTATGGCACTGAATCTGAACGAAATTTTCTCCCCTGCTGCGATTGCCGCCTATTGGACGAACGACCCGACCAATGCGCAGCCCTATGCTTCCGATGCTCTGTTCCCTGCTCGGAAGAAGGTCAGCATGGAACTGAAGTGGCTGCGTGGCCACAAGGGCGTTGGCGTTTCGCTGAAGCCTAGCGTTTTCGATACCAAGGCTACGTTCCGTACTCGTCAGGGCATCAAAATGACCGAGACCAATATGCCGTTCTTCCGTGAGGGCACTCACATTGACGAGGAAGACCGCCGCAAGATTATCTCTGTTCTGGCTACTAATCAGGAGTTTGCGGCAGACGTTATCAATCGTGTCTACGATGATACCGCACAGCTTATTACCGGTGCTCGCATTGTGCCTGAGCGAATGGTGTGGCAGCTTCTGGCTCCTAAGACTGGCAAGCCCGGCATCTCTATTGAGTCCAACGGCGTGAGTTACGTCTACGATTATGACCCGGACGGCACTTGGCAGCAGTCCAATTACAAGGCTTTGACCACTAAGGAGAAGTGGGACGCTCCTACCACTGCAACCCCCATCGCCACGATGACCACTGCCGCAAACACCGTGCTGGCAAACACTGGTGAGATTATCACCGATGCCTACATGAACACCAACACTTTCCACAAGATGATTGCTGCGGATGAAATCAAGAACCGGTTCCTGACGGTTATGAAAACCGCCACCGCCGTTCTTGTCGATTCCGAGGCACGTTCTGTTGTCGAAAGCGCATCTGGCATCCGCATTCATCTGTACGACAATATGTACAAGCCGGAGGAAACCGCAGCTGCTGAGAAGTATCTGCCTGATGGCTATGTCGTGCTGGCTCCTTCTGGCTCTCTGGGCAATATGTACTATGTTGCCACCCCTGAGGAAGCCGACCTGATGGCTGGCATCTCCAACGCACAGGTTTCCGTTGTGAATACTGGCGTTGCTGTTACCACTGAGCAGACTGTGCATCCTGTCAACACCAACATCTACGTTTCTGAAATCGTCCTGCCGTCCTTTGAGCGCATGGACGCTGTGTACTGCATCAAGGCTTACTAAGGCGAAAGGAGGAAAGCAGCATGGGAGACCAGTATTCCGAAGCGGCAGTCAAGCTGGGGCAGTACATTGCCCCAGCACTTGACCGTGAAATCACGGACGAGGACTACCCACTCTTCGACCTGCTGCTTGATTTCGCCAAAGACAAGATATTTGCACAGGGCTACCCCTTCGGCAACAAACCGGACGAGTTACCCTTGCAGTATCAGTCGTTGCAGATACGCATTGCAGCGGAACTGTACAACCACATCGGCGCAAACGGACAGACGAGTTATACCAATAACGGTATCACTCGTGTGTGGGAAAGCTCCGATGTGGCGCAATCCCTGCTGAACGAAGTAGTTCCGAGAGTAGGTGTTATCGGCTGATGTTTAATGGTAGTCCGCTGGATAAACGCCCGCTGTGGTATTCAAACCCAGTTGGCGAGAAAACGCCTGTTGTGGACGAGTGGGGAAACGAGACTGGCGAATCCGCATACGAATCGTGGAGCGACCCCGCAAAGCTGATGCTGAATGTCAGCCCCCCTACTGGTTCTGCGGAAGCAAACCCTTTTGGAGCGTTCACGGATTACAGCTACGTTGCCAGTTCGTCCAGTAAAAAGCGCAACACACCGCTTTATGAAGGTACGCGCGTCTGGTTTCAGACGGACGTTTCAAAGCCCTTCAATTACACTGTGGTCAAGGTCGCAGAGCATATTACGGACACGTTGTATGCGCTGAAAGAGGTGGCTGCAAGTGAAAATTAAAGTGAGGTTGAGCGATGCCGGAATTCGTGATGCGGAACGTCAGATACGGGAGTACGAGACCACCCTGAACAAAAAGGCACAAGAGTTTGCAAAGTCATTGGCTGACAAAGGGCTTGATGTAGCGAAAGTTCGCTTTGCAAATGCAGAATATGCCGGTAGCAACGATGTCTCTTGTCGTGTTGAGCAGAACGGAAACATTTGCACCATCATTGCAGAGGGCAAGTCAGTCGCCTTTATCGAGTTTGGCACCGGTGCACATCACAACGGATATGGCAGCGAACTGCCGCCCGGTGTTGGTGCGCATGGCTCTTACGGTAAAGGACACGGCGCACAACGCCGCTGGTACTACTACGGCGAAGCTGGCAATGCTGGAACGCCTGTTAAACAGGTCGATGGCAAGGGCCAGTTGAACTACACCAGTGGTAACGAACCGGCTATGGCTATGTGGGGAGCTGTTGAAGAAATAGCTTCTCAGGTCGAAGCAACGTGGAGGGAGGTTTGGAATAGTTGATCGATTATTTCAATTCCATCTTCACGGCTGTTGCGACCGAACTTCGGAAACAGGTTCCCGGCATCTTCGTTACTGGTGAAATCAACGACAGCAACGTCAAGAAGTTTCCATGTGTGCAGATAGAGGAAAACAGCAACCTTCCTGTGCACATTGATTCTGCCGGACACAGCAAGTACGCTGCCGTTTCTCTGCGTGTGCGGGTCTACTCTAACAAGAACACCGGGCGCATTGCAGAAGCACGCTCCATTGTGGACATTGTGGATTCTGTATTGGAACCGCTCAATTTCTATCGAAAATCGTTTGCCCCGTTGAATGGGCTGTACAACAATTCCGTCTATCGGATTGATTGCAGCTATGGGGCAACAATCGGAGAGGACGGAATGATTTACCGAAACTAAGGAGGTAAACATTCTATGAGTACTGCTATCTCCGGTCTGAATACCACCCTGTATTGTGGCGACAGCGCAACCGCCCTGACGAAGCTGTGCGACATCAAGGATGTGCCTGACCTGATCTCCGAGCCGAACCTTCTGGATGCAACCACTCTGTCTGACCCTATGCAGGTCAACATCTTCGGCATTATCCAGAGTGACACCAAGTCCTTTACTGCCAACTACAACAAGACTGACTACAAGAAAGTCAAGGAAGCTGGCTACGATGAGACTTCCGAGAACAACACCGTGAAGTATTACGCCCTGAAGATGCAGGACGGCTCCGGCTTCACTTGGCAGGGTATGCATCAGGTTGGTCTGTCCGGCTTCGGCGTGGACGAGGTTGTGGAAATGACCATCAACTGCATCTTCACCAAGAAGCCTGAGTTCAGCGAGACCCTGACTGTCAATGGCGGCTAAACCGCAAAAATCGAATCAATCAAACCGGGCAGAACTGAACATCGGATTTGGTTCTGCCCCTATTTATAAAGGAGAGCATTTATTATGGCTGCAAAAGTTATCAATTATCATTCCCCCGATGGCAAGAACACTTATGAGCTGACTTTTACCCGTGACAGCGTGGAAGCCGCCGAACGTGCAGGCTTTCAGATTGGTCAGTACACCCAGATGATTAATCTGCTGTCCAATTCTCGTGCCCTGTTCTACGGTGCTTTTATCGCGCGGAACAAGGGCATCAAGCGCAAGGACGTTGACGAGATGTTCCATCATACCGAGGAGAAGGAAGAGCTGATGGCTACGCTGCTTGAGATGTTCATGGACGCTTCCAAGTCTCTGCTGGCGACTGATACTGAGGACAAGACTGCAAAAAACGCAACGTGGGAGATTGTGTAACCGCACAATCTCAGGAAGCAGACGAGGAGGGAGAACCGTTCTCCTTCTCCAAGCTGTTCCACGATGTAGAAGCCTATTACATCTCCATCGGTATGACCTACGATCAGTTCTGGCACGGCGATGTCTGGCTGGCTAAGGTATACCGTGACGCAGAGGAGTTGCGAGAACGCAGAGCCAATGCAGAAGCATGGAGAAATGGTTTTTACATGGCATCTGCGCTTTCCTCTACGGTTGGCAATATGTTCCGAAAGAAAGGGTCTAAACCTATCAAGTACATGGACAGACCGATTCCCCTTACTCAAAAGGAGAAGGAAGAGTATGAATACCAACGTGCTGCGGAAGCACAGGAGCGAATCAAACGCATGATGTTCTCCATGATGGAGCAAAAGGATGGTGGTAGTGATGGCTGATGTTGATATTACGAGCTTATCCGTAGAAATCTCTGCGGAATCGCAGGGCGCAGAGCTTAATATCGACAAGCTCGCTACCGCCATTTCTAATTTGCGGACAAAGGGCAATGTGACGAAGGTTGTCAACAGCCTTGATAAGCTGTCCGCTTCCATTTCTGCGCTGAAACAGGCATCCACCGGCTTGTCTGGGCTGGACAAAATTACCAGCTTTCTGAATGGACTTTCCAACGTCAACACGACCGCAAGCGCAAAGAGCATCAACACGGTCGTGAATGCAATCAAGAAGATTCCTGCGGCAGTCTCCGGCTTGAACGGTGTGGACTTCTACTCCATGTCTGGAAGCATTACTCAGCTCACCAACTCTTTGGCTCCGTTGTCTATTTTGGACGCATCAAACCTTAAAGCTCTTGGCAGCGCTTTCAATGTGATCGGAAAGGTTCTTGATCTGACCGACAAGCTGAAAGCAACAGACCTTGATTCTTTTGCAAGCTCTTGTCAGAAGATTTCTGCTGCCCTTACTCCCCTTGCATCTCAGCTTGACAAGGTTGGCAACGCTTTTGCAAAGCTGCCGCCGCAGTTGAGCAAGGTGGTCACACAGGCAAACCGTGTGACTGCTGCCAACGAACGACAGAAAAAAAGCTATCTCAGCCTGTCTAACCAGCTGAATGGTTTCATGCTGTCTGCGAAAAAGCTGGTTTCGCTGAAAGCTATTGCTGAGTATCTTGGCAAAGCTGTTGCGAAATTCAATGACTTTTACGAAGCGACAGACCTGTTTCATAATGCCATGGGCAATTTGAGCGGTGAAGCAGATACGCTTATTAGCAAGATGCAAGGTCTGCTTGGAGTTGACCCGACCAAAGCGATGACCTACATGGCTACCATTCAGAGCTTAGGCACTTCGTTTGGTTTAACCAGCGACAAAGCATACATTCTGTCTAAGAACCTGACCCAGCTTGCCTATGATGAAGGCTCTTATTGGAACAAGGATGTTGCCGAAACCTTTACCGCAATGTCCTCTGCTATCTCTGGCGAGATTGAACCTATTCGCCGTCTTGGCGTTGATTTGTCTCAGGCGCGGTTACAGCAGGAACTTCTTGCCTTGGGCTTTAACAAGCAAGTCTCTAGCCTGTCTCAGGCAGATAAAGCGGTTCTGCGTTACATTGCCATTATGAAGCAGACCGCCAATGTGCAGGGCAATCTTGCGCAGACCATTCAAAGCCCCGCCAACCAGATCAAGATTCTGAAAGCGCAGTTGGATATGCTGGCAAAGTCCGTTGGTTCTCTGCTCTACCCTGCCCTGAAATCCATTCTCCCCCCACTGATTGCTGCCGTGCAGCTCATTCGAGAGTTCGTTGAATGGGTGGCAAAGCTGATGGGTGTGAAAGTCGTGTTTACTGATTTCACCAAGAGCGCTGATAGCGTTGGCGGCATCGGTGACGCGATGGATAACACGGCAGATTCGACAAAGAAAGCCGCCAAAGCCCTCAAGGACTACACGATGGGCTTTGATGAATTGAACATCATTGACCCCACACAGGGAAGCTCCGGCTCTGGTAGCGGCGCATCCGCTGGCAACATCTTGGGCGATGTAGACCTGTCCGGCTACGATATGTTCAAGAACTATGTCGGCAACGCTGTGGATGAAATCAAGGAAAAACTTCGCAAACTTGCTCCTATTGTTGCTGCTATCGGCGCCGGTTTTGCCGCATGGACTATCGGGAATGCGCTTCTTACTGCGTTGAAAGACACTCATGATTGGGCATACAAGCTCGGGAAAACCGTTAGTGGTCTTAATCCAGAGCTACTTCTAGTAGCCGGGACGGTCGCCCTTATCGTTGGTCGATTTGTTCAGCTTTATCAAAACAGCGAAAATTTCCGGCAAGGTTTAGCCCGTATCAAAGATTTGATTTACCTTGCGGGTCTTGGGTTTACGCAAGGCTGGAATATTTCTTTGACTGATGGGAAACTTGGCGAGTCTATCAAATGGCTAAAAGAAGCTCTTTCTAATCTCGGTCAAGCGATTTGGAATTTGATTCCTGAGGAATGGCAGGGAAAAATCTCTACTGCATTCGAGACAATTCAAAAAGTTGTCAAAGACCTTGACCTCGATTTGGGCGATTTGGTCATGACGCTTATCGGAATCGGTTTGACTATTAGCGGGCATCCCGTTGCTGGTCTTGCAGTTCTTGGTTTCGAAGCCGTCTCTGTCGCCGTGCGTGGTCTTGGCAGTGAAAGCGAAGCAGAAGCATTTCAGCTGAAATCTGATTGGCATGATGCTTTCGTGAATTTCGGCACGATTGCGGCCGAAACAGTGGCAGACATCATAACTGCTCTCGGAAATCTTATCAATGATTTTGCAATTCTTATCGGATGGATTCAAAATGGCGTTTCTGAAACGGAAATGCTCGACATCCAGATGAATGGAAATTTTCTTGAAGGTGCAATCGCGTCTCTTGCGCAAGTTATCCACGACATGGGCGTGTTCATTGGATGGATTATTAAAGGCGTAGACGAATCAGACCGCCTTGCCATCGCCGCCAATGGAAACTTTGCGGAAAAATTTGTTCTCTTGATTGCTGACGTAATCAATGGAATCAAAGACGCTGTAACGTGGTTTGGAAAACTGATTGATAAAGTTTCTAAGTTTAATCCGTTAAGCGTCGGCAAAAACATTATTGATGGCATCACGAAGGGCATCACTGGGAACACCAATGTGTCAAATGACGCGACCAAACAGTTGACCGATGGAATCAAGAAAACCGCTCAAGATGAACTTGATATTAACTCTCCTTCTAAGTGGTTTGAAGGGATTGGCGGTTACATCGACCAGGGCCTTGCAAACGGTATCACTGGTTCTCTCGGTTATGTCAACGATGCTATGAATAAACTCGTAGACGCCACCAAGCTCAAGGGCGAAGAGATGGCGAACTATGGCATTGACTGCGGCACAAGCTACGTCAACGGCATCATTTCCGGGCTAGACTCTAAGTGGGCAGAACTCGATAACAACCTCAAGACCAACTTCTTCGGTACGGTGCAAACTTTCATTCAGGCTGCGCAGAGTGGCGATTGGAAAACGGTCGGCACTACCATTGCCGCTGGCATTTGGGGCGCTATGGGCGATGAGCAGCGTAAACGCGCCAAGTCCGTTGCAAGCGACCTTGTAAGCAGACTAAGCAAAGAATTGAAAAGCCAAGCTTCTTCTCTGCTAAACACCGCTGCTACCATTGGGAAAAATCTGGTGAACAATCTGACCCAAAACTTTGGAAAGGTTTCCACTGAAACTCAGACGATGCTTTCCGGCATTACGCAGGCTTTCGGAAACGTGAAGTCTCCTCTCGCAACGGCAGCTAAAGCCATCAGTGCGGCGCTCTCTGGTGGTTTACTCAGCTCTTTCCCGACGATTTTTGCCGGGTTTGCAAGTCTGGTAAGCACCATCGGAACCGCAGTGGCAGGAATGCTTTCTGCTGTGGGTGCTGCCCTCAGTGCTACGATTTTTGGCATTCCAGCTGGCATCGTGGCCCTTGCCGCCGCCGCAACCCTTGGAGTTGCGATTGCTGGCATCGTGTCGAAACTTGGCGGTAGCCGGTCTACCGGCAGTTACAGCGATACATCTCAGTACGTCGGAAGCTCCAGCTATAATTCCTCGACGTCTAGCTCTTCTTACAGCGGAACTTATTCTGCGGCCGGAGGAAACTCCGAAGAGATGAGAGATGCTGTGTACAACGGCTGCTACAATGCATTCCTCGATATATGGCAGCGTTACGGAGAGGAAATTTCTGATGGCAGGGACGTGAAAGTTTACCTTGATGGCAAGCAGCTCACTGCTTCCGTTGAAAAAACGCAGAAAGAACGTGGCGTGTCTATTATGGGTACCGAAGTTTATTCCTATTAAGAAAGGATGGTTCAGATGGCCAATATTCCTGCACTGGTTACGGTGAATGGCGTAGAGCTGCCGGAACCATCCTCTTATGAGGGAACGACTAGCACGATCGTGGACTCTGGACGAAATGTTCAGGGTAAAGTTGTTGGCGCTGTCGTGCGGCATGATGTAGCAAAAGTCTCCATGTCATGGAACTACCTCACTGCGCGGCAGTGGGCCGACATCTTGAGCCTTTTCACTACAAATTTTTACTGCACTGTTAAATTCTATAACCAAGCCACAGCCGGTTATACCACGCGCCAGATGTATGTCTCCGACCGCACCGGCGGCATGTGGCGTAGAGGGCCAAAAACCGGTGGCGTGATGGGATGGACAGGGTGCAAACTTTCTCTTGTAGAGGTATGACGTATGGTTGAAGTCTCCGATAAGTGGAAAGAAAAATTTAACGAAACCCTTGTTCCGGAATCTTTTGTAGAGATTACCTGCGGAATCACTGAACCTGGCATCAATAAAAAAGCTACCATCGTCACGTCATCGGCAGCCCCGTTCTCCACCTTTCACAATATTGCACTTTCTGATAACGCTTCCATTTCGAGGTATTCCACAGGAGAGCCCAATCTCACTGTTCTTGATGGAAGCTGTGGCATCGTTCCTTCTTCTCCTCCGTATGGAACTACTGGTTTTTTGAGCGCCGAGATTTTTGACGATTCAAACCATCCTGTTATCCGGCTTGAACTTCCAAGTGAAAACAGGTCCTCCGTTCCTGGCGTTTCGATTTGCTGGTCTACAGCGTTTAACGAATACGCTACAGATTTTTCGGTCAGCGCATATCTTGGGGCCAAAAAGCTGAAAACCGTGACTGTGAACGGAAACAAATCCATTCGTTCTGACGTTGAAGTAGAACTTTCCGGGTTTGATGCTGTAGAGCTAGAGGTGCTGAAGTGGTGCCTTCCCGACCGCCGAGTAAGGGTCGAGCAAGTGAAAATCGGAAGGTATCTGGTGTTTGACAAGACCAAAATCTTGTCCTACAGCCATTCTTCTGCAAGAGACCCTATCTCCGGGCAGCTTTCTCAGGAGTCGATCTCCTTTAGTTTAGACAACAGTGACCGTACATGGGACTCCGTAAACCCTCAAGGGATTTACAAGTACATCTATGAGCGCCAGCCTGTCACCGTTCGTTATGGAATGGATGTTGACGGAAAGCCTGAATGGGTAAGCGGAGGAATGTTCTTCCTGTCGGAGTGGAGCGTCCCTGCCAACAGTATTGAGGCGTCCTTTCAGGCGCGAGACGCTTTCTTGTATCTATCCAGCACGAAGTACACCGGAAGAAAATACGGCACGCTCTATGAGATGTGCTACGATGCCTTGGAGCTGTTGGAAGCGGATGAAATTACCTTCGATATTTCGGATGAACTGAAAGATTACTCCACCGACATTACAAGCGATGAGTCTACTTATCACAATTCCGATATTTTGCAGCTTGCGGCAAACGCTGCTGGAATGGCTTTGTACCAGACTCGTGATGGCGTGATAAAAATTAACAGAGTCTACGGAGCCGATACCTCCAATCCCGTGTTGGACATTCCAGTACTGAACAATTATTCTTGGCCGGAAATCACCTTTGCCCAGAATATGCTTAACGTAGTGACCACCGTAGGAAATGCCACCTACGCTTATCCTGAAAATCCTTCGGGCAAAGGCGTGAGCCAGACTCTGAGCAATGTTATGCTCACAAAGGACATCCTTGCAAAATCCAGAAATGCCCTTACGGAGTCTTATGGAGTCCTTTCCAACCGCCGCAAGGCTTCTCTCACATATCGGGCAAGCCCTACTATTGATGCTCTTGATACGGTAAAGATCCACCATCAGTTCAATTACGATGCTGTCTTGCTGGCGACCAATGTAAAGTACACTTTCAATGGGTGTTTCAAAGGTACTGTAGAGGGGTACATGATGGCAGATGCTCAGGCTATGTCTCTTGACCATACCAGCGAACAGCTCGATTGGGGCGAGTCCGTTATTTTGTCTGCCACCCTCTCCCCTGCTTCTATTGACTCTCCTAAAATCAACTGGGCAGCTTCTCCCGAAGGAATCGTCTCCCTTCACGTTCTGACAAACGCAGAGGGAAAATCCACCTGCCAAGTCAAGTGGAACTCTCCGGGCAAGGCTGTTGTCACAGCTTCAGCAGGCGGCGTCTCCGCAGAATGCTCCTTCGCTACGGCGGCGTACAATCTGTTTGATGTTGCAGAGGGTGGCACCGTCCTTATGGATGAAGGCAGTAGCGTGGCCGAGTTCATCGTTGCAAAGCATGACTACGAAAGCGAGCTGAATGGAGCCGGGCGAACTCTTCTGGTTCGAAAACACTACGCGGCTATCATGGCTTGGAGCTCTACATGGTCTACTTACGCCAGCAGCAGCGTAAACAGCTGGCTCAACGGAGAGTACTTCAACTCGTTCAGCTCCGCCCAGAAGCAAGCTATCGACAAGACGACTATCTATTATACTCCCGGTTTTTCTGACTCTTATTGCAATTCTGGCAGTAGCAAAGTGACTACGATGGCAAAAAGCATTTTTCTGCTTTCTCACCACGAGTTTGGATACGACACGGAAGGCTCTGATGCTCCGAATTGGACAACTAGCAGCCCGAGCTATAAGCACAACGAGGGCACTCCCCTGCAAAATGCATCTGGAATCCTGAAAACGATGCTTGCCTCTGACATGGAGGGCTCTGAGAGAGGGCGTTCCATTTGGACAAGAACTCCTTATCTGTACTCGCTTCAGATGCTCTATGATATTGCTGGCACAAGCTCAAGTGCCAACAAGTACTGGCGACCTCTGTTGGTCAGCAAACTTGTAAACGCATACGCCGTGTATGATTCTACGTTACAAGTGAATACCAATGCAGAGACAATTTCCTACGCCACCAATGATGAAACCCCTCGTAAGTACGATAATGTTGTTCACCCTGCATTTACCGTCCCAAAGTCTCTTGCTATTGACGCTGACGGCAAACTGATTTTTTAAGAGGTGAAGTATGGCAACGTGGATTACAGACCGCACACAGGCAGATATTGACCGTGTAAAAGAGCTAACAGCCAAAGCCAGAACCGGCACATGGACAGAAGAGGAGCAGCGAGAATGGGCTTCCGGAATGAAGGGCGCTCTGAGCTATACGGATTACAACCGCATTGAAAACGGAATCAAAGAACTCGCCGAAATCGTTGGCGCACCTTATTCTGCAAGGATTGTACAGCAAAACATTCAAGTTGTTACTGCAAAAAATGAAAGCGGCGACATTCCTGCATGGGACACTTATCCCGCCAAGTTCGAGTTTTTCATGCCGCTGACTGTGAAAAAAGACGGGCTTGCACTCAATACACTCAAATTTCGCGTCAAGGGCTATGTGCCGGGTACGATGCGCACCGTCCTGCGCAAGTACGGCTCCACGACCGCCCTAGTGGACAAGTTCATCGACATTGTCCGCGGCTACAACGACGTGGTGCTGGACATGGGCAGCATCGCGCTGGAAAAGGGCGTCGAATACCAGCTCTATTTCGCCGCCTCCAACAACTTCTACCCGCCCTCTGTCCAGCCCTC